GTGGTTCGAGTCAACCCGCACCATTACAAGGCGCCACCCGGCACAATTAAACCGTTACAGGAGGAGCGGAAAGCCTTAATGCTGCGTGTGATGCACGCATGTCTTGACAGAGAATGGGAGACACCCATGTACGTGGTTTACATGTTTTATTCGGCTGACAATGCGAATATTACGCGCAACATTGGCAAAACGATGCTTTTTGACGCGAAGGACGTGGACGCCTTTTGTGGAGTAAATTGACATTTCTGGATTTTTATTGACAAACATTTCTCTAAAGCTTTAGGAGGACAATTTCTGGGAATTTGGCAACATTTCTCTAAAGCTTTAGGACATTTCTTTGATTTGGACATTCTCTAAAGCTTTAGGACACTTCTTTGAACATTTTTGACAAACATTTCTCTAAAGCTTTAGGAGGACAATTTCTGGGAATTTGGCAACATTTCTCTAAAGCTTTAGGACATTTCTTTGAACATTTTGGACATTCTCTAAAGCTTTAGGACACTTCTTTGAACATTTTTGACAAACATTTCTCTAAAGCTTTAGGACATTTCTGGATTTTTATTGACAAACATTTCTCTAAAGCTTTAGGACATTTCTTTGAACATTTTGGACATTCTCTAAAGCTTTAGAGAAAGGATTTTGTCACCCTACTATTTAGGAACAAACGTCGATATAAATGAAGGCCAGAATTGTGCCAATAACCAAATTAGTTTTGATAGGTATAGCAACATATTCTTTCATAAATATACTCACAGAATGGAATATGTCACAACATCTAAACACCGTACTTGCCGGATCATACTTTACACTCTTTCTTATCACCGCTATTTTGAACCTAATATGTATACTATTCACATTTACACTCACAAAAGCATGTCAAAATGTATCCTTCGTTTCAGAAAAGGCAATTCCATATCAATTTTATATGGCGATCGTTTATGCAAGGTCATGTCATGTATGGACACATACCATTCAAAAACAACTCATCATCAAAGCATGCGGGGAAATATTAACCCTAGGAGCACCAACAAGTATAAACTGGACATGTGTAGAACAATGTGATGGAGGAGTACCACAAGAACATCACAACTTACCCTTCATAAGCTCAGACGCAACATTCCAAAATGCCACACCCGCGTGCAATCCATGGTTTACAGATGACCAAACATCACTCGTATGGACAACATCTTGGGAAACTGTCATATTTGTGACATTATGTTCCAACTGTATACTCAACATTTTCAAGAAAAAGTTGCAACTTCTAGACATTATTGACATTGCCTCTCTCTTAGCCACATCATCCATAGCATTTGTACCCAAGGCATATTACAGCATATACAATATTGGTGGAGTACTACGATTCTTGGGACTAGGACATGCCATTGTACCACTGGAACATAAAATTAAAACAAAACAACTAGTAGGATTTATATTAGTACTCAAATTGGCTTTTGTTGCACTCATGGGGACAGCCATCATGTTTGTGGCGGAAAAACCATGCAGAGCGTTACAACAAGACTGTGACCAGGGATTTGACAATTTTGGAGACACTCTCTACTTTATTTTTGTCACTTTATCCACAGTTGGTTTCGGGGATATGTCCCCAAAAACAGAAATGGGAAAAGTAGCCATCGTATTCATTATCATGGCATCCATCTCATATTTGCCCAATCTCATCGCAGATGTCATAGAAATGTGCAAAATAAACCCCATACATCACAGATTGGAAGAAATGCACGAAGATATTAAACAAGTTGGGTTTTTCATGCATGGGGGGACACACAAAAAGAAAAAGAAAAAGAAAAACAGACTTTTAGACAGACTCCAGAAAAGAATATACCACAAAGAATACAAAGACACAGTGGAACTAAAATCATTAATACCAGCTCTTTAATTTTCACTTTCATAGAGAAGCCGAGTGTATGTTACACATCAGATTTACACACTATATATACAGAGCAACATAATCACATTATGTCGCTTTTAAAACAGAACTTTCAAAATATAGAACCAGTAGCACCAGTAGCACCAGCACGTAGAAGTCCAGCACCAAAGGCAGCACCAAAGGCAGCACCAAAGGGGAAACCAAAGGGGGCACCAAAGGGGAAACCAAAGGCAGCACCAAAGGGGAAACCAAAGGGGGCACCAAAGGGGAAACCAAAGGCAGCACCAAAGGCAGCACCAAAGGCACCAAAGGCAGCACCAGCAGCACCGAAAGCAACACCAAAGGCAGCACGTAGAAGACCAGCACCAGCACGTAGAAGACCAGCACCAAAGGCAGCACGTAGAAGACCAGCACCAGCACGTAGAAGACCAGCACCAGCAGAGGACGATAGCTCTGAGGACGATAGCTCTGAGGACGATAGCTCTGAGAACGATAGCTCTGAGGACGATAGCTCTGAAGAGGAAGAAGAGGAAGAAGAGGAGGAAGAAGAGGAAGACATGATACAACAAGTAATTGGTATAGCTATTTGCCCACTTGGGAATAATAGCAAATTTGAAGAATGTATAGAAGACTGCAATAGTGTCGTTTGTGTCGGTGCGGACTTATTCTCTGACCGTGACTGTGGTGGGGGTTGGTATAGATGTGTGGAAGGGGAAGGTCGGCATGGTTGTTGTCATAATCACCTCCTAGATTGTGGAACTTGGCTAAGTGTCATGTCTCCTAATAACCGGACATCCGACGACACTTTGGATACCATGTGGAAATTTTGTAGTTCAAACTATAATGAGAGTAGATATTATGCAGGCAGCAGCATCAAAGAAAAGATAACCTTCAAAAATTGGAAGGAAAATATTGAGCCCTTACTGAGGAGTTTCAACAGTGGGTCCAGTAACAGTGATGGAAGCCGTACAAACCTTCGTCTGTCACGCACTCGTAACAGTGGTGAAAGCCGTACAATGCATAGTAAGCACCGAGCTCGTAAGCGTGGAGTTGAGCGAGGAAAACAAGGGCGTCATCGAACCCGAACAGAAAAAAAGGATGAATCTAAAGGTGTTTTGGATGGCTTTTATGGCCTTTTGTGGTAGAAATAATGAATTCAAATACTAAATAATTTCTGTAGTGCATACTCAAAACTGTGAATGCGTAAGTTAATAATGTAATCAATGACCCCTAGTATAATGTCTTCTGTTGCCCTGGTCAATGCATATCTGTATTGACCCTGTTGTTCACCCCATGTTCCAAAAGGCCGAAGTAAACTCTCGCCTTTTTCAGTGATATTCCCGTTGTTGTCTGTGAGAATATAATGGTTTGTTGGAGACGAATAAACATGCCAGCTTGAATTCTCTAAATATAATAATTGATAATGGCCTGCGCCACCGTTTTGGCCGGTTCTTAAAAAATATAATGAGTCTGGATTTAATGTGGTAAGACCATTTAAAAGATCTTGTTCCGATTTTCCAAAGTATTCGAGTCTATTTCTCTCGGTGGTTTTGATTCCAAAGAATGTGAATAGATCGATCTGTATGTCTGCTATATCTTTGCCGACATAAGCTGCTCTGAGTTTATCTAAAATGATTTCTGTTAGTTTCGGATCTAATCTGGCGGCGGCTGCAAGTATCATTTGTTCTGAACAGTCTTGTTTCATCTCTTTTAATGGATTGGGTTTCTGAGTCTCCGTCTGTGCGGTTATTTTAGTTGGTGTAATGGTATTTTTGTTGACAATCTTCGTTCTTTCTGTTGTCTTCACTCGATATTTGATTTGAATGTGATTTTCGTCTACTATTTTAACGATTTCAACTTTGAATTTTTTGTATGTACTGTGGGATTTTAGTTTTTTTCGCCACCAAACTTCGAATCCGGGATTCATTTAAGGGTCTACTGGTGTCATTTATAGGTAAATCCAATGAATTAATGTAAATAGTATACTAAGGTGGTCAATCAAAATAGTAATGTTGTTGTTATTATTAAATCTCGTTATGATCGGAGCTCTTATATTCGAAGTCGTTGTTTTATGGGCCTTTTTCGAAGAATTGATGTCTGATAACAAATATCTAACTCTTTTGAGCCTCGGATCAACCTGTGCGAATATGTTTCTATTGCTGTGGGTGGTGGGAGGTTATGCGCCATTATATCTCTCAGACTCTGCACCGTTTTTAAATACTGAAACGTTTAATATGTCTTCTGACTTGTTAACGTGTGCTTCTGATAGAATGCCCCATTTAGGTGCCCATTTTTTGGTCATTCAAGAATGTTTAACACATGTGGATATGTATCGAGTCCGCGATGGGCGCATGCCATATTTACGCCACTCTATTCCTCAGGCGTTTGTGTTATCGTTTGATGACGATTCAGTTTTTGTTTCCAGTCGATTTTTGTCTATGTCATTGATTGATCGGGCATTGGTTATGATTCACGAATGTGCTCATATTGGTCTTGGGGCAAAGGACTACGCCTATATCTGGGAAGATCACTATGAAAAATTGACGCCAGAGCAGCATTTGGGAAATGCCGATTCGTTTATGCATATTGTTTTAAAATATTGTACTAACTAAATTTGTTTATTATCTAAATTTGTTTACTATCTAAATTTTCTTTTTTTATTTCGACTAGGCCATTCTGGAACATCGCTCTCGTCATCGTGTCTGTCAAACATGGGTGACATTGGTCTTTTGCGGTTGACTTTCTGCTCGTGATATCTTTGTTGTCTTCTGCGCCCAGACATTGGTGACTGTTGTCTTTTGTGGTGGACTTTCTGCTCACTATATCTGTTGTTGTTCTTGGAACCTTCAAACATGGGTGACAAAAGTCTTTGTCGTCGATCTTGCCTTGGTCTTTCAAATGACAATCTTTGCTCACGATGTCTGTCATTGTTTTGGCGTCCACGATGTCTTTGATCATGATGTCTCTGGTCGTTTTGGCGTCCACGATGTCTTTGGTTGCTTTGGCATCCATGTGCACTCTTTCGTCTAGGGCGATACTCTTCCCACCATTTGAGTTTGCCTTTTCTTCTACTGTACTGTGATCTTGGTTTTTCCAATTCTGAGATGACTTGTTTTGCAATGTCAAGTTCTGATTTCCTGCATTTTTCAAGGATCTCTTCTGTGAAATCATCGTCATAGCCACATCCGTATTTAAGTATATTTTGAATGCATCTAACGAAAGAATCGAATTCTTTTGTGTTTTGGGGGATACCAATATCAATGACTAGATCTTCTGCCATTGTTCTTGTGCATGCCGGCCTTATATACAAATTTTTAAGTAATCCATTTTGGAATTTTTGGTTCGTTCGTTTGAAATAGAATTCCCTGTAATCTTTCTATTTCATTTTTTAATTGTTTATTTTCATGCCATAGTTTGAATGAAATGTCGATTATATCTGTTTTAGTGATGTTTTTTTGTGGGTGCGTACGTGCAAGTTGCACACTGGACACTGCAACATTCTCTGATAATTTTAATTGTTGCAGAGAAAAAATAATGGAATCCATATTAATAAATAACAATAACTTTTATAGTTTTTATTTTAAACTCTGGGACAATAATCGACAACAATAAAGTCAGCCATATCGAATTCAACTTGTGTATGTGCATTTTTAGTTTGTTTGTTCTGTTTGGTCGTCTGGACTGTTTGTGTTGACTGTGTTTTCATCATTTTTATGTTCTGTGTATCTATCTTTTCTATGTTTTGTGCATCTATCTTTTGTATGTTTTGTGCATCTGAAGGAGAACTTTTATGATTGAATTTGGGGAACATCCATAAAAGAAATGTGAATCCTGAGATCACGACAATATATTTATAATTTATTGTATACATTAAATAAAAAATATTAGCATTTATACTGGTCCTACAATGACTTCCGCAAATTTATGAGGGTCTATATATTTCTGTAAAGTGTTATTGACATCTTTGAGTGTTAGTGACTGTGTGATCTCTTGAAACTTGTTGAATTCGGAAGTCGGGTTTTTTTCATCCAGAATATATTTTAACATTATGGAACCAAGTTGATCCACTTCATCGGATGCAATCATTAACGATCCAACCATTCTCTCTTTTGCATCTGACAGTTCTTTTGGTGTCACACCGTGGTTTCGCCATTCGTGTACTAGTTCTTTGGTGACTTTCAATCCTTCGTCGAGACTTCCGGGACTAAAAGTACCTTGCACACACATGATTGGGTCTGTTTTGGCTGAGACTGTTTGTAGAACTGCGTAGATACCGTATGTTCCCAGTCCTCGTTGTTCTCTGACGGTGTGCATAAGACGACCAGTCATTCCACCACCTAAAATTTCTGCGGCACATTTGAGGGCAATTTTTTCTCTGTATGACATTGATTTTGGTACGGTTTGTCCCATCATAATGGATGCAGAGCCATATCCTTCTAGTTTTTTCTTAAAAGTCGATGGTGTTCTTGTTTTCGAAGTCCATGCAAGTGTTTGTACTGGTGTAGTTGCGTGTGCTGGTAAAACATTTCCAAGAGCAGCGGCTGTTTCTGTTGTTGGCGTGATCATTGTCACATAAGTAGAGTTATTATTGACTACAAATCTCTGATGAAAATCTTTAATTTCTGCCAGATGTATATTCTGAATTCGACTAATTCTGTCTGAAATTGGGATATTATATTGTGTCTGATCGAACAGTGCTCCAATGAAATGTTTCTTGACTATCCAACCCTGATCGGAATGGCGCGATTGCAATTCTGAAATGAGATGGCGTTTATGCAATTCCAACGACTGAGATGATATGTGGGGACAAAGCCAGTTTTGTTGGAACATGATTTTGGCTCCGTCCGTAATGGACTGGATTGAAGTTGGCATAACCATATTCATATGTATGAACTCATGATCATGTGTAAAATTTCTTTCGGAATGTAGAGTGAATAACTGACGATCAGTCTCTGTACCGTTTGAACCCCCGCTCAATGCAACTAATAAAGAAGCTGTATCATGTTCGGCAGGAGAGAATCGTGCTGAAATAGTAGCTCGTACAAAGGAAGCGCGTTCAGTGTGTATAAAATGTGTAGTTGGTGTTAATTGAGTGACGGACCATTGGTGTTTTCCAACGGCAATGGGTAATTCCTCAATTGGTGGAGATTCTATTCCTTTTGTTGTTTGAAGGTTCTGAGTTGTGAGTTGTTTTCCAGAAGAGGTGGTTGGTATGACATGTGTAATAGTCATTGATGTCTCTACAAAGCATTGTTCTGCTGTATCTTGTATGTCTTTTGCTGTCAAACATTCGAGTTGCAGGTGTTTGTCTTGAAAATCCTTCCAATTCCCCATTGAGACCGATCTGCCAATTTCGTTCATAATATCTTGTACCGATTCTGTGGATCGATTCCAGTCATCGGCCATGGAATTTTTGACTTGTGTCAATCGATCAGGAGACACTTTATGTGTGATAAATGATTGCAATACTTCGAGCATTTTGTGTTCGTTCAGAGTACGTATCTCTTTTGACGTTTTTTCATGAGTACCGTGAAAAAACCACAAGTAAGGGTCTACTTGTCTTGGAGAATACGTTGAAATGTCATGGAAAGTCCCGTCTGTGACGAGGGACTCTGCACGGCCTTCGGAGCGATGATAGACTAGTCTTGAAATCGCCTGTAATGCGATGGATTCCTTTGTCGTGCCCTTTGGGGCTCTGAATGCCATGCATGTCATCGGACACGGTGCTGTCATCTTTAATTCTACTGTCCTTTTCCCAAATTGTGGTGGCTCTTGTGAATGAACGGGATGACAATCTTGTCCCGGAGGCATTTGGCCAAAGTGCGTCTCTACCTGCTTCATTATTTGTGTAGGGTCCAGAGCGCCAACGAAGATCAAAGTTGTGTTGTTTGGAACGTAGTATTTTTCTCTAAAATGTTGCATATCGGAAGCTTTGGTCGATTTGACAGCAGTTTCAGTGCCGATCGTGGCACAATGATAAGGATGTTCTAAAATAGCTACGGCTCCGGTGGTCCGAAACATTTTATTCCCCGCTTGCTCACCGCGTTCCAATTCATTCAGGACAGCTTTCATTTCGGTGGAAACTTTATCGGCAGGTACAGTATTCTCTTTAAATCGATTTGCATCAATTTCGATAGTTTCGTTGGTCTGTTCAGGCAAATGGACGACAAAAAATCGAGTTGAGTCCATATTTGTCTCAGCATTAATGATATCTCCCTTCTTTGCCAAGGACCATATTTTTCCGTTTTGAATTCTAAAAGACATGTGTTCGATAAAGTGAGCAGCGCCCATCGGTACTGTGGCCGATTCTTCTTTGGAGCCGGCATGTACCGCTCTCATATATGCAGTCACTGCTGCTCCGTCGACTGGACATAAAAGAACACGTAGTTTATTTAGTTTATGAATGTAAGAGTATACTTTATTCTGACCTAAAGTAGCAGTTTCGGACGATTGCCACATTTTACTGTAAATTTTGGACAACTTTATAGTCTATATTTCCAAGCCTTCTTGGACAGAGGCAAACAGTGGCATGTCGAAATGTAATTGAAGTAATAATTTATAAAGATGATGGAACCCTGTCAAAACGGTAGCTGTTTCAAAAGCATGAAACTGTGAAACCGTTCCCGATGCACGGATAGAAATAAGGGCAGCAAAATAAATGCGATATAACAACATTCTCTGTGAACGAATTGTAATAAAATCGTCAGTGTCTTCAATGACCACTTGTAACTGTTCAATGATTAAACGGTGTGTATCGGCGGACACCTGCCGCCAAACCTTTCGTCCCCGATAGTCTGTGAAAAGATAAGACAGCATTTTCCAAAATTGATCAGGGTTTTGGAAAAAAGTTGGAGTAGCAACTGCAACTGTAACTGATGCGGGAGTCAATGACATTCTGCCTTAGTCTAGACAATCACCAACAAAAATAGAATATGTATAAACTTTAATATGTTTGAAGGCCATCTTACAACTGTTTTGCTAGCCATTCAAACCCAAGTTTAGCTCTTTGGTTTCTCGTTGCAGAACATTCAATAATAAACCAGGCCGAACTTTTAAGACCATCCAACATCAATCTCTCCGTGAGAACATCTTTTGTCGCTGCATATGGCAAGTCCTGCTTGTTCGCTAATACTAACAAAGGTTTACCAACATTATCTTTATGAGAAATAATTGCATGCAATTCATCTCTTGCCTGATCAAAACGATCTTGGTCATTGCTATCCACAACAAAGACTAACCCATGACTCTGTTGGTAGTAATGGGGCCAAAGGGCACGGATCTTGTCTTGGCCGCCAATATCCCACATTTTAATGGATAAGTGTTCAACTTCAATCTCCTCCACATTAAATCCTACCGTCGGTATTGTATATGAAATAGCCTCTCCCAATTGTAAGGAATACAAAATAGCTGTTTTTCCAGCAGAATCAAGTCCGAGAATTAGAATGCTAGTCTCTTGATGAAAAGATTTCCAAATCCATTCAACGGACTGGAACATGGATTCGAGAGTCATTCCTGAAATCTGTCCGCCCATATACCCTGCAAAAAACGTTCATATATACCCTCTGTGGGCTTTTGTAAAAACAGTTTTTGCGCTTTTGATTAATAAAATACACTATATAAGTTGCTGAATCTTTATCAAAAATGGCATCATATGAAGACTCATCAGGACTCAGTTCAGTAGGAAGTGGCAGTGCAAATCACGCCCTTCAACCTTTTTTCGGATCGGTTGATCCACAATACAGTAAAATGTTGGCCGAAGATAAATTCGCCCACGAGACGTACAATCTTCCGAAAGCATATGAAGGAAAGAACAAACACTTGGAAACGGTACTCGATTATTTGATCACCGAAGAAGATGCTTGGTACACCAGCGAGGTTCTCCCTTGGGTACTCACCGAAGATCTCTCCGTCAAATGGGATATCTTCCGCTTTAACAAGACACTCATGGATCTGGAGCCTCATCAAGGTGTCCCAAGATACGTCACGGCTGAAAGAGAGTCGCGTAGTGATCGATTGGTGCGCAGAGGACTTGCATTTATTATCGAACACGGATTCTACAAAACTGATCAAGGCAGACAGCATTATCTGATGAATCTTCGTCAAATTGTTGATTCAGTGAATGAAACAGCCTATCATGGTGTTATTCATGCCCTCTTGAGTTCAAAGAATCACTACAAAGAGTGGGAACGTCAGCATGGAACGGTTGTCACCAGACCTTCTCAGCTATTGCGACAGCAACGACGCAGATGGGCCGTTGTTCAGAAGCAGGAACGCGGGCTTTATATTCTGGATGCAGAACTCAAGGATCAGATGAAATATGAGGGTGTCTCGCCAAATGTCTGGATTTTGCCAAGCAAAATGAGCATCTACGTGACAATGGTACCATCGGCAGAAGTTGAATTCTATCGCAAGGGAGCCGGAGCCGCAGACAATCTCGAAAAGGGACCAGGAAACCTTCTTACATTTAGAGGTTCCAAAGTGTTCGAAACTCGTCCATTCGACATTGATTTCATCGGCGAGCCACGCGATCTCTTAGTCAGAGAGCGGCAAATCGGTGAGTACTTTGTCTTCCCACATGAGGAGGGCGATATTAAGGGTGATAAAAGAGATATTTTCGTCTTCTCCATGGACGATGACAACTTTGTGCGCATTTCATATGCAGAGGCCGAAGAAAAAGCCAAGAAAAATGCAGAGGCCGCCGGTATTAAAGTTGGCGCAGGCACCGTCTTACTCCTAAGACCATTTCAAACCTATAATATGGCATCAGCAGTCCTCATGAAAGGCGGAATGGACACCGGGTTTACAGCACACGGTCATCATGATTTCATGCTCACAGATGATGTCATCCACAAAGTCCACATTGGACATTACACGTTCTATCACAAATCAGTAGTGAAGCAGCCAAAAAATCTCATGATTGCAGAAGATATCTTTGCCACAGGATACGTGGGAGGCGAGGGAGTCAACATCTTTGATGGTGGTAATGGTCTAAATTCATTCACAGCAGAATTGGCAGAGGACAGATTCACTCGCGACATGATTCCTATCTGGATTAATGCCAAAGGCAAGAAAGGTGTTCAAATTTTCAATCCTTTAGACATCACCGGTCACTACAGTCCACAAACACTCGATCTCACCAATGCACAACTGGACGTTAACGCGCCACACTACCCAGATGCAGATAAATACTCAGACTCTCTAGGATTCGATCGCTTGCAGGTCTACGGAGCACCAGAGGAAAATTTCCTAAGTCCAGTCAGACATCTCAACACCGTCTGTTTCCAGGGACACCAGATGTCCTACGATCCTATCAGGAAATCATTCACCAATCTCACACTTAACACTGGTCATTGGGGTCCTAACGTGTACCCAGGATGTAGGGGTGTCAGAAGCGGAGAAAACGCATTCTTGAAAGACATGGAATACGAGAAATATCAACTAGGACGACAACTTGCATAAATGCATAATTAACTCTCTAAATAACAACTTAAATATAATTCCAAATCTGTTTTCAATCTAAATTCACGATACTTTTATGTTGTAAAGCGTTCAAGTTATTCATACAAAGACCAATCGCCCAACTCACCGTGAGTCATACTCTTTAAAATAGTCAACTCATGCTCTCGACCACTATCTTGGTCAAATTTTTCCGCTTCGGTCGGACAGAGACCATCAACAACAGTCCCAGGATGAACCATCCATTCCACTGTGCCAAAGGAGGTTGACATTGCTTGATCAAAACGAACAGACGACATATCTGATCCCATCAACGTCAATCCCACAAAACATTCAGGGGCTCGCACATCAAACGACTTATACACAAGTCGACCTTTCAAACACGCCAGGAAACGACTCTCATAGCGATTCTTTCGATCAGGATCGAGCCATTCACAAGTTGAAACGTCTTCGTCTGGTATACGAGTAGATTTGACACCATACTCTCGAAAGATTGGTGCTAATATATCGGGAATTCCAGGGATAATATGCACATGCTGATGTCCATCGATGTGAGTAGGCAGTTGACCAGTTAGTTCGCGAAATCTTTCTATTTGCGCCCGTGTCTCTTTATCAATAGCCTCTACATACTTTTGGACGTCTTTCATTATCAATTTCCAAAATTCATTCTTGTAAAACATTTCATTCTCATTCGTTGTAATACTACAAGGACCCGTCAAAGAGGGACCTTCTGTCAAATTCAAATGGAGACCTAGATATAATCCCATTGCCATAGCCTTACGCACAGCTTCGACAGCAGTGGGACCATTGACCATCAAAGATGCCGCAGAAATGGCACCGTGTTCGAACGCGTCGAATATACCGGCATCTCGATGCTGGCTATAGCCAAGATCATCTGCATTAATTATCAATCTCATTTCTGAACTTTTGAAGTCAGTTTATATACATATAATCCTAAAGCTTTAGAGAAAATAATCCTAAAGCGGTACAAATCCTAAAGCCTTAGAGAAAATAATCCTAAAGCTTTAGAGAAATATTCGTCAAGATTTTTCAGAGAATTGTCCTAAAGCCTTAGAGAAAATAATCCTAAAGCTTTAGAGAAATATCCGGCAAGATTTTTCAGAGAATTGTCCTAAAGCCTTAGAGAAAATAATCCTAAAGCTTTAGAGAAATATCCGGCAAGATTTTCCAAGAAATTGTCCTAAGGCTTTAGAGAAATTGTCCTAAGGCTTTAGAGAAATATCCGGCAAGATTTTCTAAGAAATTGTCCTAAGGCTTTAGAGAAATTGTCCTAAGGCTTTAGAGAAATTGTCCTAAGGCATTAATGTCGGCCAAACATTTTCCAAGAAATTGTCCTAAGGCTTTAGAGAAATTGTCCTAAGGCTTTAGAGAAATTGTCCTAAGGCTTTAGAGAAAATTGTCCTAAGGCTTTAGAGAAATTGTCCTAAGGCATTAATGTCGGCCAAACATTTTCCAAGAAATTGTCCTAAGGCTTTAGAGAAATTGTCCTAAGGCTTTAGAGAAATTGTCTTAAGGCATTAATGTCGACTAAACATTTTCCAAGAAATTGTCCTAAGGCGGTACAAATCCTAAGGCTTTAGAGAAAATAATCCTAATGGCACTGTTTTATTTTTTGGTGGTATAAAGGTCGACGTCTTTATTTGAAATGTCGTTGTTTAAGAAAGAATTAAATATCGTTGAAAAAGTTGAAAAAGTTGAAAAAGTTTCCGATCCTTTGCCACAACACCCCATGTTGCAGTGGTCCGGTCCGTCATCCGAGAGTAAACGTGACCATTTGGAAGATTACGAAGAAGTGCAACCGTTTGAGGAATCGGAAGGGTTTATGGACCGTTTTCGTTCGGCAGATACAATGAGGAAAAGATTTCAAAAATTATGTGAAAAATTGAAAGAGCCAGTCCCAACAAATATAGATAAAATGACTAAGAAAGAGATTATAGCGGCTATAAAAGTGTTAAAAGGAAAACATCCTAAATCGAGCCGCTTTCCTAACATTTGGAAAAATTTTGACACTTTAGCAAGACTTATTAAATAACTAAAATCATTCAAACAAATATAGATAAAATCAATTCATTGAGACTAAATTTAAAATATATGATTATATTGACATCCAAAAAAAACAAAGAATCCAAAAAGCCGACAAAGCCTATAAAAGACACTTGTCTGGAGCTATAATGTCTGATAGACCTACGTTTGAGTATAACGGTAATCCTGTACGTGCAGCAGGGGTATTAATATATACATTTAAAGGCCATCGTGTTCTTCGTTTGTTTCGTAATATCAAGGGGCGTTTTGAAGATATTGGTGGTAAAACGGACAATGGTGATATCAATGAAGTTGAAACGGCTGTCCGTGAGTGTGTTGAGGAAACACATGGTAAGTTATTTGATGCCAGTCACACTCCAAAAGAATGTGCGACTATTTTAAGGGATCTGATTGCAACAAATTGCGGAACAGAATACAACAAGAAAAGCAAATATTTGTTGTTCAAATTGCAGGTCCATCCTGGCATATTGGAACAACCCATGACGCGTTTTGGACTGAAGGAAAAGACGGATTGGGGAGAACTTGACCATTATTACCAGTGGAAGTCTAGTCAGCCTTGGAAAAGACACCCTAGATTATTTGGAATGAAATTGTGAATATTTGAATATTTGTGTCTCGGTACCCATATTTTGAAAATGCTCAGCCAGCAACACCGTGCTATCGATGTACCTTCTGGTGGATGAACCCTAAAAATTTCCTCTTGTGTGCCTTTTAACTACCTGTTTGCTTCTTCCCTTTGGAAGGACACCTGGACCCTGTATTAATTCGGGTGGATATTCACCCAGCAACACCGACTGTGTTATCAACCACCCACACTACCACATATTATATTTTATATTCTATAAACATGGAATTAGCAATCCCAACAGTGACCTGGCTGTTGTCCCGAAACATTGAACCAAAATTCTTCCCGCTTCTCCAAAAGGCTGGACTGGTCAATGTAGACCTTTTGACAACCGCTACATTCCACGATTTGCAAAGTATAACGGTGAAACCTGTTGCCAGATATCTTATTTACAAACTGCGCCCTCCAAAAAAATTGATCAATACAGTAGAAACTTTTCTACTACGATGCGGCATCGGGGCTGAGAATCTGGTCTATTTTGAACGTCTACGGGTGCAAAGCGTCCGTATGTTGTCCTTCGTAAGCTTACAAGATTTGGTGGACGTTGGTATGGACAAACTCGTCGCCAAATGTACCTACACTCTGGTCCTGAATGGGTTTCCACAGATGTCCAAAAAGGATGAAGACATTTCTTTGTCTGATTCAAGTTCTGAGGAGGACGACGACGACGACGATGACGACGAAGACGAGGACGATGAAGGGGGCTCTCCTCAGACACAACATCAACTCATACGCCATGTCAAGATGCAGAAAGTTGTGAACTCTTCGAGTCGTGCCAGAGCTCAAAAACGAAAAGCGTCTGGCACGAAACGTGCAAGAAGAAATGTACGTACAAACGTTGGAATCAGTCCGGGAGAGGGATCGAAATACGCTACCTTTAAACATGCAACAAAACTTCATTTGTCTACTTATACAAAAGAACAATTTGTATATTTACATCATAAGTATCGCATGGAGCGCAAACGTCAAAGCAATGAAAAGTGGATATATCGAGTTGTCATTGATGGAGAAACTCAACGGGGTTGGTCGTTAAAAGACGTTTTGGACATCTGTACTGCCGCAGAGTCCAAACAACAAGCCGCGTCGACCTTGGCTTCCTCGTTTGGGGCCAAATAATTAAATAATAAAGGGGTCGAAAATTAAATACTTGAAAATGTATAAACTAGAATATCATTCAATATATTGGCATTTTTTTTTGTACAGTTGATGGCTATTAGACGACTTTTGTCCTTGAATATTGTTGACTAATATTCTCATCTCCCTCTTCCAGTCATAGCTATCCATCCAGATAGCGCATTGGTTCAAGCGAAACATTTTTTTCCCGTCTCTCCGTGCCATAAACTCTTTCCACTTGTCCACGATTTGTCGATGAAATAACGTTGTATGTATCTGTCGTTTGGGGTCTTCTTTCATAAAAAACTCCAAAAGTCGTGGATGTAAGAGCGTTGGCCGTATCCACGTAGTTGCGACCTCCTCCGTATGTTGCGGGCCATCTATTTCCAAGATAATGTCCAAATCTACAAGGAGAAAATCGAAACGGCATCGTTTCTTGTAATCACGCCACTGAAAAGAGGGTTTGTACTCTCGCTTTACCCGAAGCTCCAACTCTTTCGTCAAAAAATTGAAGACTTTCAACTCTGTTTTGTTTTTGCAATGTGGACACCATGTACCATTGTTAACGTGGCTCAATCTCGATTCAAACGTATGCAAACAGACATCGCACTTGAATTTCCCTTTTTCATTATTGTTCAACGGTAAACGAAGATTGGCTTTATTGACGATGCAATCGACTTTCTTTTTGTCGTTTGAAGTCAAGCCTGCGTACGATGCAAAAGAACGCTCATAACAGAAGGTACACTCGTCTGTACCACAATGCTTCCACATAGTAGAGCACATGCCGCACCAGCTACCGTCGTTAACGTGGCCCAATCTCGATTCAAATGTATGCAAACAGACATCGCACTCGAATTTCACTTTTTTGTTACTGCAACAACTCAAGTTGGCTGCAACCTTGAAATTTACCAAACGACCGACTTTCGAATGACCTGCGGGTGTTTTGTGCTGTGTGCAAAGTCCACCGTCGTCGTGTTGGCAGTTATCACTATCCAATTCGCAGGTAAAATTTTCAAAGCGTGTCCCATACGGCCTCTTCGTTTTTTTTGCCGTATGGGTTTGTTGGCATTGTCCAAGTTTCCGCTTCATCACAAATACTGCACATACTCCACACAATAAATATATGGGAGAATATGCGTAACTTAGGGATTTTATCCATCCTGCGAACCCGACTAAGGTACGTTCCATCTTTTATTATAAGGTAAAAGGTTATGGTACATCTAGTTCTTCGTCTCAGAGGTGCGAATTTTCGAAACCATTGGATTATCAAGCTTAATATTTTGAAAGATGTAAATTTTGGATTACAAGTGTTTAGAGAATGATGTGACGTATTTAACAAAAAACATGTCTTCCTATATGCGCTTCAATGTTGTACTCGTTGGTAGTGTTTCTGGTGGTAAGACCTCAATTATCAAAAAAAAAATGGATTGTGATACAAGCAAACATGTATCAACCATAGCTGTAGATTTTGTTTCGATGAAATTGGGCGATTTTGATGTTTCTGTGTGGGATACGTGTGGCCAAGAGCGTTTTATGTCCATTACCTCGTCTTATTTTATGCGTGGTCATGTCTTTGTGTTAGTGCATGATGTCATTGATTCTGATGTTCTCCAAGATTTAGAGAAATGGCGACTGGAGATTACGAAAAAGAAACCTGCGCGGCATTCCCCTGTCATTATTGTAGTGTCGAATAAGATTGATTTGGCACCATTTTGCAAGCAACCCGTGTCGGATTGGGTATCAGAGCATATGTTTGACCATATGTATACCTCTGCTAAAACAGGAGAAGGTATTGATGTATTATTTACGAAAATAAAAGATGCTATAACAGTACATCAATCGGATTGGATGTCTCCTTCTTTGCCGGCACTCCCATTAATGCCTGATGTTGACAACTCTCCAGGATGTGCTTGTTGAAAAAGGTTCTGTAATTTGAGTACAAATAGATTTGTGTTCATCATCGCCTGTACTCGGGCAGAGATAGTGGCCATCTGTGTAATTTCAATGTCTGCAGTATGTTGTATTTTCAGTTCTATGTTATATTGTGTGGTTCCATCTTCTTTAAAGACAATCCAGTCTACTGTACATGGAATTTGTTTCTTTTTGTATATATGCGCAAATTGTCCAAGGCGTACAATTCCATATATATCCGGATTTGTGCGATAATCTTTTAATGACAATTGTTTTTGTTTTGTCCATGAACTTACAATGGCTGCCGACGAGGGTCCAATGTCAACGGTAGCTCGGAAACAGTGTATTTGTGGTACTAAAAAAACGGACATTGATTGTAAAGTCACTGACCTAAATATATCATTTCGACTCAAATCCAACTTTTTAGATATAAGGACTATAAGATGTCATTTCTCCTTACAAAAATGTTCAAAATTATCGTACTTGCATCTGTCGCACTCACTGGGACTGCTCTCGAGCTTACTCCTGACACTTGGGATGAACAAACTGTTGGCAAAACGGTATTCTTGAAATTCTTTGCACCTTGGTGCGGACATTGCAAAGCCATGAAGCCCGACTGGGACAGTCTTATGGAGGACTATGCTAGTTCCGAGTCTGTCCTCATTGCCGATATTGACTGTATTGGAGCTGGTAAGCCTCTTTGTGATGAAGCCGGTGTTCAGGGGTTTCCAACTATCAAGTATGGAGACCCCGCTAACTTGGAAGCCTATAAGGGTGGTCGTGACTTGAGTACGTTGAAGGCCTTTGCATCTGAGTTAAAGCCTGGTTGTGACGTAGCTACTCTTGAAAATTGTGATGATGGCCAAAAGAAAGCTATTGAAGATTCTCTCGCACTGTCGGAAGAAGAATTGCTTGGTCATGTTTCTACCTATGAAAAGACGCTCAATGATATTGAAGAGACGTTCAAAGTTGAAGTTCAAAAGCTCCAGACAACTTTTCAGGGTCTAAATGATAAAAAAAGTGGAGATGTTGCGGAGCTTACTCGCAACTCTGGCATTGGTATCACTAAATCTGTGTTGAAGCATAAGCAAAGTAAGACGGAGTTGTAGATTAATTTGGATGTCGACAATATACAATATAACAATATTTTATTTAATAATTTTAATTATAAATAGATGTTCTCTTTGAAATAGAATGCCTTGCCTTCCTTGCCTTCCTTGCCTTTTCAAAAAAAAAGTTTCACCTACGAAACGTGTGAAACGTGCTCTCACAATGCGCCCATCTATAACATCTTCAAATGTGAAATTGACATGGTTGCATCCGACAGGCAGCTAAATGTTACTTTGGATTCCCATATTTTTGCGAGAAATGTCCTAAAGCCTTAGAGAAAGCAGGATTTTTGTGAGTCCGACACTTTTTTTAGAGTATTTTCTATAAAAGACCCCTAAATATCTAAAAAAGATGGACACTCAAATTATCTGGTGGACTGCTATCATAGGTGGTTCGTTGGATACCCTGAAACAACTTGTAGCGGATGGAGCTAATCCTTTGCAGACAATAAATGGTCAAACAGGCTCCGAAGCTGTCCTCTCTTTCTCTCGCCGTTTACAACGTATGTCTAGAACGCACATTTCTCCAACTCGAGCCTCTGTCGAGCGTTTAGCGCGTTATTCTGAAATAATTTCCTTTTTACACGACTCTTCTGAACGTTATCTTGCGAATATTACTCGTCGTTCATTTTTACGACGTTGGGTGCGTTTTCATCGTCGAGAAAAGATGATTCGTGATTGTATCTTGTGTAAAAAGATTTTTAGTGCTTGTACGCAACATTGTGTGGAGATGGGTCCTTTAAAAATAATAGTGGCTTACTTGTCGTCTATTTAACACTATTTAAGTTTATTTGTTTTGAAATAAAGTGTATGTTTAAGCAGCATTCAGCAGCCAAGTTTGATCGGGAACAGATTAAGATCACCAAAGTGTCCTGTGAAAAAACAGGTACTATTTATTATACCAATGGTGTTGAGAGATATTGGTCGAAAGAATCTCTATTGAAATCCTATGAACAAGATAAAAAAGATGTATTTCAGCAGTTCAACAAGTAATAAATATATGAAACATATACCGTTATTATCCTTCTATTTATTACTAGGGTTTTGCTTTCAATTTCCTTCAGTCGCCATGCGGTATTGGATGATGGAAAACGTCCAGGTCTCGCCAGCGCAAATGTCGGCCATTTTTGGTGTCGTTGCGATACCATGGTGTTTGAAACCTATTTATGGATTTATATCCGACTCTTATCCAATATATGGACTCAGGAGACGACCATATATGGTTATAATGTCGTTTGCGACCTGTTTCATGTGGATCCTGTTACCGTTTGTTCCGCATGACGAATTTTTAATAACATTGGTTATGACATTGGCATCTGCAGGGCTTTGTTTTACGGATGTGATGGCTGATTCTTTATTGGTTGAGGCGGCTCGTGGAGAAAACGACAAAAATAAAGGTATTATTCAGTCCTGGGCTTGGATAATGCGTTTTGTCGGTGGTCTGGTCGCCTCTGGTGCCGGTGCCCTTGCATATGATCGTCTAGGTTCTAGCCAGACATTTTTATTGAATTCAATGGTTCCTGTTGTCATTGCAATTGTGGCGATGTTTATCCCTGACAAACAAACATCAGAAACGACAGATTGGCGTGAAACGTCTGGTAAGTTGTGGTCTGCAATCCGCCAGCCAACCATTTTCAAGCCGGCACTGTTTATCTTTTTAATCTGTGTTACACCGGGCTATGGTGGTGTGATGACCTTCTTTTATGAACGCGAATTAAAATTCACCGCGAATGAATTCGGATTATTAGACGTGATGGGGTATATTGTCTCCATCATGGGAACAATGATTTATAAAAAATGGCTTCGAAATGTTCCTTTTGCTAAAGTCTTCTTTTGGGCACTGCTATTATCATTTATCCTCGAGAATACACTTTTATTGTTGGTTTTCCACACAAATCGTGTCATTGGGATCCCTGATTTTGTATTTGCACTCATCGAAAGAGTCGTCATAACTCTGGTAGGGCAATTCATATCGATGCCAATGGTTGTTCTTGGTGCACGGGTTTGTCCAGTCGGGGTCGAAGGTACACTATATGCCTTATTAATGTCAATTACAAACATGGGTGACGTTGTATCGTCCGAATGGGGTTCTTTATTAACATCAATGTTTGGTGTCACGTCGACAAATTTTAATAATTTGTGGAAATTGATGTTGCTGTGTAATTGTTTCGACCTGATACCTCTATTTTCCATCAAATTGGTCCGTCCTGAAAAAAAAGCTATAGTGTCATCTCCAGAAATGTCTATTTAGTGTCAATTTTTGGATGTCAATGTCTACGAAAAAAAGAAAGCGAGAAGAAAGACAACAGCGCGAAGATACAGAAGTAGTCGCACTCCAAAAGATTGCACACATTGCAAAAGATCTAGCACGACTAACCAATCTCAAAAATCAATACAAAGCACTTGTCAAACAAATATTAGAAATCACAGAACAGCCAGATACAGCAGTGACACTTACAGAAGAAAATACCACCCAAATCATTCAAAATGTCACGAGGTGGTTGCAAAACATCAACGAAATCAGAGAGGCATCCTCCAATACCAGAAACGAGGCCTTGAAAACTCTCAGAACCATTGATGTTTTAGACGATGATGCGTTAAAGGGAGCAGCACTCATTCTCACAGAATCAGAAACACGGCTGGCTACGCTCGAAGGTATCGAACATCGGTTTTATCGCATTGTCAGATACACATCAACAACAACATCAATAGAAAAACATACAAAAGAATGGTTGAAACGCTTTTTAGCACAGTGGGCCAAAACAAACAAAACGATTGTTACCAGACAAAAACAATTTAAAGAAATGATTTCCAGTCTTCGAATGGACGTATTGAATTAAATCGGGGTTGAATCGTCTGAGTCAGAGGGTTTGTTTATTGAAAACAAAATAATATATTTTAATGTCTACGCTATTTTTTTATAGTTTTACTTGAGTGTTAAGTTTTGCCATTTAGTGTTAAGTTTTGCCATCAAGATGAATGCTCGCAAAATACACTGTCCCTCTGTCAGACCAGGGCAGTTGGTGAGCCTCGTTGCCAATGGCTTCTAACGCTGCTTTACATTGTCCCACGACTCGACAGCGTACGGCATGACTTGGCAAATACGTGGCCACGTACGGCATGACTTGGCAAATACGTGGCCACATTGGACAGTTTTGCAAAATTTGACGCGGTTGTTTGGCGCAACTGCACCACAGGCTCTGCAGAATTTCGTAGAAGCGGGCTTAATCGACACAGCTTGTGATTCTGTGCTGTTTTGTGTGGGCATTTTTATTGTGTAGTGGTCGGGTTATGTTTATTAGCTGGGAGTGGGGCAAAAGAATGGTTTACACTTTACACGAAGAAGTTGTAAAGAAAATTATTGTGATTCCAGCCAGCAACATGAATTTTTTTGAGAGAAATAATCCTACAAATCCTAAGGCGGTACAAATCCTAAGACTTTAGAGAAATCTTGGCAAATATATCATTTTGACTCATGTTCATCGTGGCGTTCCGAGAAATTGTCCTAAAGCTTTAGAAAGAAATTGTCCTAAAGCTTTAGAAAGAAATTGTCCTAAAGCTTTAGAAAGAAATTGTCCTAAAGCTTTAGAAAGAAATTGTCCTAAAGCTTTAGAAGAAATTATCCTAAAGCTTTAGAAGAAATTATCCGAACCAGCCAGCTTTCCTAAAGCTTTAGAGAAACTATCTCCGACGATTTTTTGGCGAGCGACTCCTTGCATTTTGTCTTTATAAATCGAGCGGTTCTTGCAGTGATACGACAGGAAAGGGTACATGGCTTACAAAGACATTTAAACATGCGAATCCACACGCGAGAAAACCACAAAATACAAAAAAGAGCAATGAAATATTGGAACATTTATTTGGTTGATTTATCTTTATATACTCTACGCCGCTTTTTGGGGGGTGGCTTGTCCGATTCAGACTGTTTAAAGGCGGTAAATAACGCAAGTAGCATTGCGTCTGCCACGTCATCTCTCTTATCTTTGGCAAATCGTTGAAACCATTCCTTGTTTGAGTCACTGATGGGTAATGATGGTACTATATTGACAGATGCTTTTTTATTCTTTGCGTAGTTACCTGTTGAAATGTCAAAATGACACCGTACGGATCTTGGCGAGACCATGATAGATTTTTCCCACAAAAAGCACTCGAAAGCAGCTGCAATCACTTTAAATTTGGCTGACATTTGAATTTCAATACATACTAAGTCTGCTGAATCAAACACTTTTTTAGAAGCGTCGATAAACGATTTCACTAAAAATGTATATTTGGTATGTTTCTCTTTTGGCTGGTCTTTTATCAAGCTATATCTTCCAAAACTTTTAAAAGATCCGGCCGTTGTATCATAGACTGCCCATCCTAAATTTTTAAGACCTGGATCTATAGACAAAATAAGCATTTTGACAGAACCGCGGACCGAGACTAAATAGTAGACCATTAATAAACTATCTAGGATTTATTGAAAAAAGCGAAATAATGTATAATTAGATTTGTTCTGTGGAAATTATTTTTTACTAAATTAGATAGAATTTATGGCGTTGTTGGGGCAACAACAGCTGCTTCATTTGCAGCTGCTCCAGGTGGAGCATCGAAACAACAGACTTTTGTTGTAGGTAGCTTGTAATCAGATCCTGCAACATCACACGCAGGATCCTTTGATGTGCCGAATAACCACTCATTCGTTGTACAGTCGCTTTTTTTTACACAGTTACCAGGTCCCATTTTACCGGCAGGTCCCATTTTAGTGTCCAAACCTTGACACGGTGGTCCATCTCCAAAGGCCGAAACAGATCCTAATAAAGCTGTAGTACTCAATAATCCTGTAATAATAGCACGAATCATTTTTATATATCTGAAACAACGGGGTATTTATACTTTATTTTAACCTTTTTGTTTTGCTAAAATATTTGCTAAACACCTGTAGTCCATCATTTCTAGTTGGATCAGGACGAATCTCATCGTCAATGACAAAGGATGGTGGCTCATGACCCTGGATTCTTCTCCTTTTTGGCATGGGGATCATCTCTGCACGAGGGGCAATGGGTGAACGCGCAGGGGCAGGGGGTTTGATATATTTCTCATACTCTTCAAGGACATCGGCGCGAAAGATTTTGTTTTTTCTCAAGCGATTAAGTCTCGTTTTTTCTTTGTGACATCCTGGACATAAAGCCTGCAAATTGGATACAATATCTTGACCACCGTCTTGTAATTCGATGATATGGTCGATTTCAAAATTGGGCGGGATTGGAAAAAGTTCACATCGTCGGCATTTATAGGACTGTCTATAAGCGATTTCAACTCTCATTGAACGTGACAAGACACGGGTTGGGATTTTTTTGGCGTATTTAGAGATTGAATGCTTAAAATCATTGACTGATTCTGACGAATAATTGTCCAAGTACCAGCTGACAAAATGCAAAACCGATTTACACGAGACAAAGGTATTCGTACCGACCTTTTCGTGTTCCAAATGTTTTTTGCTCCACTGATACCGGTTCACAAAAATCATAAACTGCTCAGCGGAGACTTGGAACACCTTACGCACATCTGACATGCGGATAAAGTGTTGGTTATTAAGTTGAATAATTTCCATTTTGTACAAATAAGTGCCACTTTATATAAGATCCGATTTATACGTATATAAAGCCATGTTCTTGACTGATAATCACCATGCTCCAAATGGGGCCCAACAATCTGCCAGTGAGTTCAGACTCTAGTCAAGACTTTTGTCTTATCAAACGACCACGCTCTTTTGAACTAAATGTATCAAACCCGGCCCCAATGCAAAAGATGAGATTGGATACGGACCAAAGCACTAAAAACGTCCGCCCATCGAGTGACCAAGAACCAAAAAATATACAGCGGTCACAAGCAGCGACCGAACAAAGAAAACGGCTGATAACAAGTCGCTTTAAGAAAGCTTTGAGGCGAAATGACTCAACAATGTTACAAAGATGTCTAGAATCAGGATACAAACCATCAGTGCAAGAATGGATCTGTGTAATTGGGAAAATGCACGTTTCAACAGCATTATCCTGTGTATCATTAGCAAGGACACTGGGAACGCCATGTATCTCCGCCGCCATACGACGACAACACAAAAAGTTATTTAAAGAGGTCATTACCAGAGTAGAAGAAGTTCCGAGGGAACACATGCAGAATCTAATGGCAGCACCTGCTTATTATCTAGAAATTTGTCTCAATAAGGGCTTGGACCCCAACATACCACTGAAAAACAAACGTCTGCCACTAGAACATGCCTGCGAACATTCGCGCATCTCTCACGTCGAAATTCTTTTAAAAGATACGCGAACAGCCGTCTCACAAAATGTTTGTCGCTTTATGATCCGACAAACAAAACAACAAAAATTTGCAGAAAGAGCCATCGAACTCTGCGACGATATTGTACCCAATATGATACTCGAAGCGATTGTAGCCAATGTCACCTCTGCCCTAACATCCATCATGGCCAAACTGGAAAACAAATACGAGGAATACCCACAGTGGGATGAAATCACCCACATGTTAAGATGTCCCATTACACTAGAGTACTCCGCCGATCTGGTCAAAACACCAGTCAATAACCACTACTATGACAGAACACAATTATTAACATGGGTCAGGGCAAAAGGGACAGATCCACAAACCAGAGAACCTTTACAAGAATCAGACCTGTTATTAAGATCGGAATTTTTGAAAGATTATGCTAACATTTTACAAGCAAAAATACAGGAATTAGAAAAATAGTTATTCTTTACATGTATATTCTAATCAGCAGCATGCTGCACCTCTAAATCTTCAGCATGCTGCACCTCGAACTCTTCAGCATGCTGCACTTCGAACTCTTCAGCATGACACACATCTAACTCTTCAGGGGGTATCATTGGCGCAAAACGACCAACAGACTGATGTACCACAGAAACAACAGACACAACCTTGATCTCATTCATCTGACGCGCAGACATAGCACCCATACAGGATACCCAGGACAACAACAAGAAAAAGAAAGCTGTACCCACGTTATAGAAATTATCATCACAATAAGATTCAGACATCTCATACGTTTCATTAGACAAAGATACCAAACAACTGTGATTTCGACTCTTAAACATACGCTGGCAATCGTCAGAAGAACACCAATTCATCACAGTTACAAGAACAGAAGCAAACGACAAAAAATTTATCAAATTGCAAAAACCAATAAAACCCTGGATACCACTAAACAGAGCCAGTCGACGTTTATCAGACTGCTCAGATGCACGCAGTCCCAATATAGGGACGATAATTCCAAAAAAAAACCAAGAACATCCAAGGCCCACCCAGCGTATGTCCGTTGCATTATGTAATTGGTAAGAATAGGCAGTGTATAAGGAAAAAGACCCGTGTACAATAACCAAAGCCTTAATCCACATTGCGAGTGCCGCATTTGGCTTTTCAACTATTTGTGCTTCGTACATCATTTAGAAAAAAGAGACGACATTTATATAGTTCAAGTTATTAAATGCTCACACAATTTGGATATAGTGGCTTGACCTATATGTCTTTTCGACGAAATAGACAAAGACGTCAACTCAGAAGGATCACATCGGAGAACAGTCTGTAATTGGCACAATGTTGGCCATCGAGAGATAATTGCAGAAGCCACAGACTCCGATGTTACTTGCATTAACATCAACTGAAACACATTGTCCTCCTTACGCTTACGCTTACTCTTCAGCGACTTGAGCCCAGTCGATCCACAAATCACACGCCCAATCTTCGCACTCAATTGCTGCAAATACAAAGAGGTATCTTCAAGACCACGCGTCTGAATCACACACATCTTATCACGCAACATTGTATTCAACATCGCAGAGATCAACGTATTCACCGGTTTTGATTGAGCATACAAACTACCCTCAATTATATAAATGACAATAGCACCAGAGCGGGACAAACGAGATTTCTGTTCACGCCAACGGCCATCAGAAATCGATGCAGCGAAATCGTCCGTACGTTTGCGTTCAATCAACGCCATCGAACCGTTATGCTCAATCTGGATATCACCAAGGGGCAATCTCTTCACCACATGAGGCACTCCCTCCACCTTCAAACGTTCTATAAGATCATGCTCACGATCATCCACAATCATTTACAAAATAGATTATTTATAGTATTTTATTTTGACATATTCACAGTTTATGTTATATTACATATCGGCTTCTGTATAGCCGTCCTCGTCTCCTTTGCTCGTCACGCAATTCTAGAATATTTGCACGGACGAGATATTTGCACGGACGAGTATTAAAGACGACCTAAAAAAAACAAATGGCCGCCCTCCGTAGTAGAGAATCTGTCCGACTGGCGACGACTATACTACAACACAGAATGTTTGGCATACGGCATGGCGAAGCTTTACACAATGTCGTCGGCGGTGTCTACGGCACCGAAGTGTACGAAAAGTTCGTCGATACGACGCTTACGGCGAAAGGCATGCAACAAGCGCTCAAAGCGAATGCGCCGGAGGTAGACGTAGTTTTGGTGTCACCTCTCATGCGCACGCTTCAAACAGCTGCACTCATGTACCCTGACACACCAACAATTGCTCTCGAATGTTTAAAAGAAATTCCACAACATACAGATATATGTAATCGACGTTCTTCACGGTCTCTTCTCGTGAGACTCTTTCCAAGAGTCGATTGGTCAATGATTACAGAAGAGGAGCAGTTATGGCCAGAAGACAAAGACAACGCAAGGCGTAAAAATCAATTGCAGGTCTTTGTCAAGTCCCTTCCTCAAAAACGCGTGGCGCTTGTGACACATTCTTCATGGTTGAAATACTATATGGTAGAAACTGTAGAAGCAGAGCCAGAATTAAAACACTGTTTCCCTATACCTTTGACACCATAATGATGTTTTTTCGCTCTCTTCCACCACATTATCCGAGAAGACATTAGCTAAAAAAAGAGAGACATATATTTATACATTTTTTATATGTTAACATAAAATAACCGGCGACATAAAGACCAAAAATGAATGCACAAGATCCCGACTTGCCAGCACCACGCGACCAATGGCGCTTCATATACGAAGACCTGGGGGAGAAGAGCCTGCCCGAGTACCCAAAGGGGTATTACTTGAACAAATACACGAGAGAAACCAAATCATTTGAAGACGGGATAGCATCGATCATTGGAAAAGAGGATGAGTTACATGTATACAATCAATGGTGGTTTGAACAATAATAAGAAATATTTATATTTTTGCTATATTTGGTAAATGGATATTCATTCTTTAATTTGGCCACGGACAATTTCCGGCAAAAATCTCGCTATTATTTCGATCAAGCTTTAGGACAATTTCTGGCGAAAATCTCGCGCTATTATTTCTCTAAAGCTTTAGGACAATTTCTGGCAGGATTATTTCGATCAAGCTTTAGGATTTCTCCAATTTTTTTATAAATAATAAATATGTTCAGTAATTCCTAAAGCTTTAGCTATTATTCCGACTCGTCAAAAATCAAGGATTTGGCCCCTTTCTTTGATTTAGAGCGGCTATTGTCTCTAAGAGAACGAATGAAAGACGGAATCGGCTGTTTCTCGTCATAGGACCTGCACGTACCAACTGACGTTGACCCACCGTGCGATTTTGCAACCGGGATGGGAATTGTCTTGGTACTTTTCATAGTAATAGTACTCATTTTTTGAATTATGTAGCCATTTATATACCATTTTATAACGGAAAGTTCGACAAGTCAGTTAATTATGTAATTTATACTCTCAAACTCTTCCCTTAAACATCCTCTTAAATGTTGGGAACCGTGGGACTCCCGATGAACCGATCTCAAAATACCCAAAGGTGATCTTGCTGCCAATTTTTGGAGGGTCGGCGCGCTGTTTATCCGTCAGACCAGAACCACACTTGAACATTTTACCGCGATATTCACAGACCAATGAACCACACATGTCATGATACTTACCAGTACCAGTTTCATACCCAATCACAACAGCTTCCGCATCATGCATCTGTTTGACCTTTAGGAGTGACGACGTGCGTTTGTATTCGTAGAGAGAAGCAGGCTTACGAAGCATTAATCCTTCGCCGCCTTCTGCGATCACAGCGGATAATTTTTCGGGGATCTCCGCTTTTGTAATTGGAGTCTGATCGCAAAGTTCGAGATGTTTCTGACTTCCAATAAGACCCTGTAAATAGCGGTGTCTCTCTTCAAACGACAACTGGCCTTTGTCTGGACAGTCAAACACGCGAAATTCCAGTTTACACCACTGTTCATATGTTCCTTTCTTTCTGCGGACAATACCAGACGTTGTGTCAAAGTTGCCACGACCACCAAAGATTTCACCATCCAATGTCACTGGAGGGAAATCACAAACAAATTCGGAAGGAACATTAATTGGGTTTCCTGAACGAGACCAGAACCGGGACCCATCCCAAACGGCACGCACGCCATCTAGTTTCTCAGAACAATACCAGCCATTCACAGCCTGGTCATTGTATTTATTAGCCAACGTAACGTCAAATTGAAGTCGAGGAACAGTAGAGGTATTATCTATCGGGATTGTACTCAACCAACTTTCATCCACAATTTTGATATCTGCAGAAAAGGATGTAGGGTCGCACTCCGACAACTCAGCCACGAGAATGTGCGTCACTGATTTCGTAAGGCGTTTCTTCACATCTTTGGCACCCTTTTGCCGCAAAATAGTAGCATATTCTGCTTTTGTCTTACTCAAGCGACCAGAGACATAAAAAATAGAACCGTTCATGACTTTACAGTTTAAGATTAGAGCATCATATCAGATCGTTTACAATTTAGATGGATTCTGTAAATGTGCGATTTTCCGTTTTTGCAGAGAGGCAACCTCACCATTCAAAAAGAAAGTATATAAATGTTTTTTTTATATCAAAATGTCAAAGCTAAAGAACGCAACCAACAACCTACCAGCTACATTTAGAGGACCGGCCGCAATTCAATGGCAAGAGACGCAAAATCAAACTGGGAAACTTTACCAATTCATCAAACCCTTCGTCATGTCACAATCCGGGCAATATGAGACAGGTGACATTCTCTTTTTGGTTGAAGAATTTGCGCGAAAATGTTACGCATTTAGAGATGTCACGGCTGCAACGACTACATCCTACAAGGCTATGGTTACCAGTCAGACACACGCAATTGCACTCATACGTCTGGGGGTTCTAAAAGAAATCAAATATAGCGACATCAATATATAATTATATTCTTGCACTCATACAGGTTGTCAGAGCCAAATTACATTATGGTATAAAAAAAAACAAAAATTAGTATTTAGTCATTAAATATGAAACTCATTTGTATTTATTTGTATTTATTTGTATTTATTTGTACGAATCTTCTTCGTCAGAAACAGTGTAATCTTCTTCGTCAGAAACAGTGTAATCTTCTTCGTCAGAAACAGTGTAATCTTCTTCGTCAGAAACAGTGTAATCTTCTTTGTCAGAAACAGTGTTGTGAGTGTCAATCCATTTAGCGAGTTTCAGAGCGTCCTCGGGGTAATTTCCACCACAGATACGTTTCATTAACTTTGTTGTTGGTTTCTCTAAGATTCGTCCGGCATCCTCAACTTCAAAGCTCCTCCCTTCATTTTTTTTATTCAATTTCTTTTGGTGTTTTCTGAAAATTTCGGTAATAGTACCGACAGTGCCGATAAAGCACTCTTTCATTTCTCTTTCTTCTTGGATTTGCGCCACTACTGAGCCTTCTTTACTAGCATCGACTGCATTTATAAGTAGTCCTAATCTCTTCACGTATTTATTGATTTCGTTTCTTGGAACACCGAGTTTTGTTTTCATTTGTTCGTCTTTATCTCCGTCTGACAATAGACTTGATGGCGGTTTATATCTACCAGCTTTTTCCATGTCATGCAGAATGTCTTTGGGAAGAATGTCGAGAAGACCTCCCTGTTTAATCAGTTTTCTATGACCTTCGAATGCCTTGTAAAGTTCAACCCATTCGTCAACCACCGCCACGTGCAGACCGATAATTTCTTTCTGTTTGTCGGCCAATACTTTTAGGATGTCCTTGGTTTCAAATTCGCCCTTAAGAATGCCTCTGTGCCTGCCAGTTAAAGATGCTCTCACCAAATGTTTAGTATTTGGGTATTGGAAGATCGCTTCATTCTGATTGGTAAAATCTCTACACAATTTTTGGAGTCCTTCTCGATTATTAGCCTCCAATTCTGCGAACGTGTCTTCTTCGGCGGACTCTTGGACTCTCCAGATATGTCCAAAGAATAGATCCTTGCGTTTCTGGATAAGTTCATCTTGTTCCTCTTCAGATAGACCTTCATTCTCGTCGCCATCAAATAATGCACGTACTTCAGCACAGTCAGAACCGTCGCATATTTTGTTCTGGAAATCAAGTGCATCTTCGGCAGCCTTTAGGAGTTGTTGGGTTGTGTAGCAACTGGCACGTACGTCAAATCGGTAGCATAGATTTGCTTTCAAATCGGCGATCTTGGCTTCGAGTTCGCGAGTGCTTAATGATGCGAACTCTTCGCCAGCCTCATATGTTTTTAACGATGCTGAACGAATGGCAATGGCAGCAGTGGCAAAGAGTCCAAGGCCTGCCAATCCGATGGCCGTATACCACGCGGCGGTGGCGAGAGCGGCCGCAATATATGCCACGGCAGCGGTGATTGCAATGTAGCTGCCTGCAACGCCAACAACGCCGATGGTCGCACACGCCGCCTTATTTTCCATGCACCACCAAAATGAAGATTTAGCCGCCCCCAACTTCGAAAACGTGGACTTGGCGCCTTCTTTATTTTCAGCCGAGCCCCATGCCCAACCGGCCGCTTTTCCTAAAACGGAAGCGGTTCCACCTAAAACGGAAGTCCGTGAAGACGATGTTTTCTTTGAAGATCCCCCAGAAGATTCGGCTTCGCGAATCAGTTTCGCCAAATCTCTTTTGCCTTTAGCAGTATTTTTAAACTTATAAGCTTGAGGTATACTCAGCTCTTTGGCTTTTTTCCTCAAATCAGTGATGTTCATCTCGTCATACTTCCCCCCAGACGAGGAAGACGATGTTTTCTTAGATGAAGACGATGTTTTCTTTGAAGATCCCCCAGAAGATTCGGCTTCGCGAATCAGTTTCGCCGCATCTCTTTTGCCTTTAGGAGTATTTTTAAACTTATAAGCTTGAAATATACCCAGCTCTTTGCCTTTTTTCCTCAAATCAGTGATGTTCATATCGTCATATTTCCCTTCTGTTGGTAAAAACTTCGAGGCGAATGGTTGCACTTCGACATAGTGATCGAGATGGTCAACCTTTTTTGTGGTGCTCCTCCATTGAAGCATGGGATGTTGTGGTGGAGTTTGCAACGCCATAGGACGTACAGAAGAGCCTGTCTTTTCTATAATTTCTTTTTTCTTAAAATACGACATTAGTAAATGATAATATTATTTCCCTATTTATACTGTCAAAAGTTAGATTGTACCGCTTAGGATTATGTTGTACCAGGATTTCTCTAAAGCTTTAGGACCTTAGGATTTCTCTAAAGCCTTAGGATTCTCTAAAGCCTTAGGATTTCTCTAAAGCCTTAGAGAGGTTGAAAGCAATATATAAGTCTTTTTATCACAGTCGAAAGCATGTATTGGGGCACATGTATTGAACGTGGTAATGTTGTAAATATGTTAAAGTTTATTCGCAATGGAATAGATGTGAATAGACGTCTCGGTCATAATGGGCTGATCCCTTTACATGTTTGTGCCAAGTCAGGTTATACAAACGCTGTCCATATTCTTTTGATGGCAGGTGCTGATCCTAAGTTAATAAACAGATTGGGATACACGCCTATACAGACAGCGGCCCGTTACAATGGCCCTGTTCAACTGTTATTATTATTTTTGAAGGCTGGTGCAGATGGTTATTCGAAGTCAGCAAGTGGATACTCTGCTTTGGATTATGCTCGATCTTATGGTACACATGAGTGTATACATGGCTACACTATTTCCAAAAAATGGCGTAGATGGAGCCGTACACGTATTAAAAGTCGCGAGCGTCAATTTCTGTGGTATGTTTGGTCTAAGTTTGGGATTTCTTGTGACTGTAAGTACTTGCTGAGTTTTGTATGAAAGGATTGTTTGACCGGTTGCCACTAAAAAACAGTATATAAGATTGTCGGATATTGATCAAATATGTCTCGTTTGGCTTTTCGTTCTCCAGAGACATCTCCAGTACCTATTGAGAGTGCACCTTTGACAGCTGTCCATCATATTATTTTAGAAGCAACAGTGAAACCAATTGGAACATCGAGTGAATACAATAAGGACCGTGTTGCACAGCAATCATCTGCGTTAAAAGAGATGCGGCAGCATGGCAAGGATTTATTTGAGATGAATGAGACTCGCAAGGTTCAATCGGGTGGTACGGTTCTGTATCAGACAACGGAGACCTATGGCACTGCAATTTCCATTGAAAAGATGATTGAGTCATTGTCTCCCAATGATTTAACGTTACGTGTCAATTTCAATCGTCCTGGTAAGCATTCAAATACAACTTGTATGGAACTTTCAGCTCAGACACTGCAGCGTTTAATTGGGACAAAGGCGGATGCTCATGGACATAAGATCGCCGAGTTGCGTATCAGTGCAGAAAAGAGTGTTTCTGTCCCAAGACATGGTGCATTGTATGTGGCCGTCCAATCAAAGGGTACACAGCATTACTTGTCGCATATTGATTATAAAATAATGAGTGCGTACGATGATTTATACCATGAATAAAATTTATTTTTCAAATTACTCTTCTGTATTTGTAGTCTCTTCTGTCTTTTCTTTTGGTTCTTTTGGTTCTTTTGGTTCTTTGGTTTCTTTGCCTTTGCCTTTGCCTTCGTTGGTTGCTGTCTTGTCCAATTGTCGTGGTTCTGGCAATGGTTCATGGGGCAACACCGCTGCTGCACACGCATGTTGTTGATATGTTTCCCAAGAGACGACTCCTCGTTGATAATGTGTGTATAGTTGTTCTGGTCCTATAAATGGTGAGATTGGAAAGGTTATTTCGACTTGCATTCTTTTTTTCAATGCGTATACATCTTCTACGCCAGTCTTTTTCCTTTTTTTTCCGATCACTTTCATCATTTGTTCTTTGATTTTGTCGGCGTAGATGACATTATAAACTTGTTCGCATGCGGATTGAACACTATTTTTCCAATACATGATGGTTTTCTGGAAGGTTTGGTGAGTCCCTTCAGCATCTGTTTTGTGAGGCGTATCCGACATCACTAATGACCTTGGTATGCCAATCACCGCACAAATGATATCGTCATGTGCTTTCATTTGAGCGCAGAGATCTCCCCGACCTGTCTGTTGTGGTTGGTTCACTATTTTGTGCCCCAATGGTAATGTAACGACATTTTCTAGTGTTGTTGACCCTCTTGAGGTCATGTTTCCATCTGCAAAAAAGTTATCGTAGAGCTGTTGCTGTTGTGCTAGTTCTTGAATGGATGATTTATTCCTCATGAATTTGTTTTGATTTGTTTGATCTTGCATATCACCGTCTGCATAGTAATCGTAATTGACTCCCTCGACATGATCTGCTTTAGTATCTACCGTTTCTGTCATAACAACCGGATCTGATCTCTTTTGCTCCATGACAATGGAAGTTCCGCGTAATATATTCATGTATTGTATTTGTGGTAATATATTTGCAACGACGGATGTCAATTTTCCTTCGATGGTTGGGCTAAACCCAAAGCTGTCAATGACCATTGAATTTGGTATTTCTTCGTTTTGACTGTCTAAACAAACGTATTCTCTTATTCCCAAGGTGTACTTCATCTTAAGTTGGCAACAGCCTTGGTCGAGAACAACCGGTACTCGAAGTCCATCCTGTAATTCTACAATCCGAATAACGACAATACCCATGGAAAGAATTGCATCTACCATATCTCTACAAAACGGTAACCAGAAATCCGTCATAATTTCTTGCATATGAGGATCTGGTTTTATTTGACCACGGCGATGAGAAAATACAATTCCATTTGAGAATAAATGATGTTGAATGACATTTCTACACGTGTAAACCACTGGCGTTTTTCTTAAAAACACACCTGTCATTTTCATTTCATTTGGCGATATTGTGGTGCCTTGGTCCATTATTTAAAGTACACCATAACCCTTATATAGGGTTTTGGTTTGATATCATCATCTCAATCCCATATGGATTCGACGATATCAAGTGCGTGCAACCAGGTACATGCTTCTGCTGGGTCTCTGACAACTCTGGTGGACGGTTCAAATGTCTGACTAGATACGTATTTCAACGAAAACGGATATGCTCGTTCCACTTCTTTTGTTGTATTTCCATAAGTTTCCGAGCAACGCACTAAAAATTCTGGATTCTGCGGTACAACAGCTCTCGCATTTAAAATAGATTGAATGCCATCAATTGGATTGCATAAAAATATATAGGACTGTGGCATGTAATTGCCATCTTGCCGGATATTCTTATGTGTTATTAAATGATAAGATTCTTCCTTACAAATTTCTTTCAATTTTGCAGATGTTGTTCGAATTGTCACGCGCCAATATACATTGTCCAATTCCTGGCGCGTTGCCATCTCACCACGTGGTCGATTCATGTCTTCAATCGAAGGAGCGACAAAATGAATCGGAGTTGTATCGCGCAAGATCCACATGGCCGCAACAATGATCAGAGCCATGCCAAAGCAATATCCAAATGCCGATTGCCACCAAGGACGAGGGGTATCCCGAAATAAATCAGAAGTCCGTACACTCTTAAAACATTTCACCATCCACTTATAGCAACGATTCGACCCTATATATAGGCGGGCCCACTTCGAAACCAGGATTCCATGCAAACCACAAGTATTGAAAAAACATACACGCAACACCCCAAGAGAATTAAAGAGAAAGAAATATTCATTCAAAAGCTAGAGAATGCGCTCAATGATAACGACCAGCTTTCCAAGGTTATCAGGGGGCCATTTACCAAGCTTCCAGAGACTATGCCTGTTTATAACCCCAGAACACATACAATTACATATGTACCCTGGTCTACTGACAAAGCAGCGCGTCCAGATATTCATAAAGACAGTCTTGGACCCAGAGTAGGACCCACGTCTCTACTTGATAGACTCGTCAAAAATGTGGACAAAACATACAAACAGTCAATCAATAGAGTAGTCCTTAACGACATGCTCAAAGAAGCCAAAAAAGATTTGCAGAATATGAAAAGAAAAGTAAGATTGTCCCCTAAAATTGTAAGAACATTGTCGATCAAATACAGAAACGGTATCGTCAAACCAAATGTCTATCCAACCACCAACAGCAATGCGTATTATTGGGAATTACAGACTCCAAGACAACCCTTTGCCCAAGTTGGTGACAAAGGGCAACGGATCGTCAGACCCGATGTGTCCACAGGTGCTGTCAGACTCAGGTACAATAACAATGGAACCGAACTCGTTTCGAATCAAATTGACATATCAAGATGCATCCAAAATCAGATGGCAAGTGCCAAACGAAAACAATGGACTCTCGGCCGGTCGGATCCAGATTTTTTGGCGAGATGTAAAGGTGTAACAGGGAGAATCAGGAGAATGATACAACCTAGAGGACCAGGAAGCCACCAGGGACTTGCTACACGATTTTCGATGAGGATTTTCCAAGATAGAGTCTCGAGATTGCCAGAACGTCTCAATATGACACCATTGGAAATTGTGGAATTATGCAAACACCATCTGACCGATGGATTCAAGAAAGACATTAAAAAAGACATGAAAAGTCTTCGTCCTTGGTCTCTCCCCAAAGACATGTACAACACTATTATGGACAATGTGACAGACGAAAATATTAACCAGACCTTCGTCCTTCAAGATCAAGAGGGTGTCAATGAAATCAAGGGAACGCCACTTATGCTGGCTGTGTATAACGATGACAAACGACAAGTGGCTCGTCTTTTAACATTTCCGTCCAATGTAGAGAAATACATTCAAATGGTCGAATTCTGTGAACCCACTATTTATTTGGATCCAGCAGGTAGAAGAAGAGCCCTTCAAAAAATTGCAACCGGATCCAATATAAAACTTGCATTGTCGGCAGTCGATAGTGATTCCGACAGTGATTCCGACAGCGACCCTGACGAAGGCATCGAACAGCAATCTGCAGAGCTTTCCATCGGTGACAAGGTTGTCATCACCCGCAATGGCAAATACAACGGTTCCAAAGGTGAACTGGTGTCCGAGACACCCACTGGGTTCCAAGTTGACCTTGGAGCAGGGAACACCATCGCGGTTGCGTCCAATGATTTGCAAAAAATAGGTTCTGCGATTGCCGATTCTACAGATGAATCCTCAGAGGAGGAATTCTCCGAGGAAGACGAGCAAAAAGTAGAATCCACAGAGGAGGAATCTGCAGAGGAGGAGGAATCTGCAGAGCTTTCCATCGGTGACAAGGTTGTCATCACTCGCAACGGCAAATACAACGGTTCCAAAGGTGAACTGGTGTCCGAGACACCCACTGGGTTCCAAGTTGACATTGGAGCAGGGGACACCATCGCGGTTGCGTCCATTGATTTGCAAAAAGTAGAATCCACAAAGGAGGAATCTGCAGAGCTTTCCATCGGTGACAAGGTTGTCATCACTCGCAACGGCAAATACAACGGTTCCAAAGGTGAACTGGTGTCCGAGACACCCACTGGGTTCCAAGTTGACCTTGGAGCAGGGAACACCATCGCGGTTGCGTCCATTGATTTGCAAAAAATAGGTTCCGTGATTGCCGATTCTACCGATGAATCCTCAGAGGAGGAATTCTCCGAGGAAGACGAGCAAAAAGTAGAATCCTCAGAGGAGGAATCTGCAGAGGAGGAGGAATCTGCAGAGCTTTCCATCGGTGATACAGTGGTCATCACCCGCAATGGCAAATACAACGGTTCCAAAGGTGAACTGGTGTCCGAGACACCCACTGGGTTCCAAGTTGACATTGGAGCAGGGGACACCATCGCGGTTGCGTCCATTGATTTGCAAAAAATAGGTTCCGTGATTGCCGATTCTACCGATGAATCCTCAGAGGAGGAATTCTCCGAGGAAGACGAGCAAAAAGTAGAATCCTCAGAGAAGGAAGGTTCTGACAGCGAGCAAGACCATTCTGCCATTGTCAATTCCCAGATTGAAGAGGACTCCGATATTCCTTCCGGTCTCAGTCGTAGAGATTGGGAAACAGCAGTAGGACCATACAATAAAGACACGTTGCCAACGTTGACGGTCGAAGAACGGAGAAATAAAAAGAAACTGGACTATGCCGCCTACAAAGAGGCACAGGACGATCAATCTGGAGGTGACGAAGAACCTATAGATGTTTCTGACAGCGACCATGCTGAAGGTACCCAAATCGAAGATGAGACTGATGAATCGGAGATGGAATTTGAGTCTGGGATCAGCTCTGGCGAAGATGAGACTGATGAAAAGCAGAAACAACTGGAAGATTGGCAAGAAAAGGTTGCGTCAATGGACGATAGAGACTTGATACTAACCCAAGCAAAATTCAACTTGTTCGATACTGATAATGACGGTCAAATTTCTGTAAGTGAAATGATAGCGGCCTATGGAAGTAAAACATTCCAAAATATGGCAAAATCATTCCAAAATTTCGAGTTGTATGATATTGAAAAGACCAAATCTTTATCTATTGAAGAGTTCCGATATTGGTGTGTGGATTCGGATGGTGAATGGGCAGTCGCACCAGTGGAAAATCAGATGGTAAAAACAAGCCGTCCCGATACTGATGAGGCGGTTTACTACAAAACAGTTCTCGGTACATGGAGACGAGATGGTAGAAAAAATTATTTTATTATAGACAGTACGGGCGTCGAAATACAAGTGACCGGATCGTATCTCAAAAATAGCTGGGTTCAAGTTCAAGCATATTTGGGTGCAAGTTCTGACGAGGAACTTTACACAGACTCGGGTGTGGACGCTGAACAATTCGATGCGATGAATGGAGGGAAAATGTTGCGCCCTCCTGGCGATTTGACACGTCTGTTGGCAAATATGTCGGATGATTGGGCTTCGTCGGAAGATGAGTTGAACTTTGCAGCAGAGGAGGACTTTGATTTTGCAGAGTCCTCCGCCATTGACACGAAGTCATCCTCTGGCCTTGGATTTGCGGAGTCCTCGGCCATTGACGCAAAAACTTCCTCTGGCCTTGATTTCGCAGAGTCATCGGCCATTGAAACAGACAGTGCGAATGAAATGTCGGATGGGCTTGATTTTGCTGTCTCGTCTGATGTCAAGTCTTCGTCCGATTTAGAATTTGCCGAAGCCTCAGCAGTAGAGGATGGTAAATCTCAGACATCTGGTACTGACTTCGCGTCGTCTTCAGACTATGATTGAGAGGATTGGTAAAAAAGACATATAAAGGTTTAAGTAATAATACAATAAATACAAAAATGAATCATAAAATAATGTTATGTTTTGTACGTTCTGATTCCAGTATTTTAGAATCATCTTGGTTGAATCGTGCAGCAGCCTCATTGGCAACCAGTGAGACTGAAGAAGCACCATTTATACATGCAGAATTGTTGTTTTGTCCACCTGGTGCAAAGACGGGTTCTACAGATACGGTGTCTGGCCTGGCGTGTTCTATTGTATATTCTGGTTCTGTTCATTTGGAATCAAAACGTTTTTCTCGTAAAGAGTGGTTTTTCCGCTCTATGGAATGTTCCAAATCACAGTATGACACAATGATGAATTTCTGTACAGAACACAAAGGTGATTCCTTTAATCATTTAGGATATTTCATGTCTTGGGCACCTTTTGCACCATCACCCATGTCTTACACTTATTTGGGGTTCTCTCCTCGATGGTATTGTTCTGAAATTGTGATTGGAGCATTAAAAGAGGGAAATATATTGGCAGAGGAGGTCTCGTCGTCCATGCATCCACACGAACTTTATAAGATTGTGCAAGGCAATTCCATGGCAGACTGTGGAAGGAATATGGGGGCAATGAGTTTGAGATTTGTATGAAATTATTCAATCTGCTCAAAAGGCACGCCCTTATGAATCACAGAGATGCGTTTGACACCATAGACGGCTGTCAACAATCCCATAATAAATAGGATGTGCTGATCGTAGGATAAAATAGACATATCGTCATAAACAACAATTCCTGAAAAAATTGTAAACATGACCCATGCAGTTTGATATATAATAATACAAAAATACGCATCGTATTTTTCAAGACCTTTGTTTAACCAAAACACATGCAACAGAATAGATGCAAAACACAACAACACTGCAGCACCAAAATTATCAACTCGGACTGTTAACTGTCCTTCGGTGATTGTTGAGACACCGTATGCTATGTATTTGCCCATACAGACATTTTGAGCGCCCAACGCACCACCAATGAATGGATAACCAAACATTTGAACCGATTTCGGTAGGGTCATGTGTTCCAACGCTACTGCAAATAGAATCAAAAGGATCCAGTTTGCCACGATGTAAATCCGCGAAATTGGTCGATCCAATAATTCTGGAGCGGACATGCCAGAAGGGTAAACAGGGGTGACAGAAATGGCCACCAAACATCCTAACACTACATATGCTATGGCTGTCCACTCTTCTTTTGTGGGTTTTTCAAAGAGTATGACTCTTGTCACTAATAAATTGATGATGATTGAACTTGAACCGAAAACTCCAACAGTGGACGGTGGTAACCACGTCAATGCCAAGAAATCTAACGTAGATGCCGCAATGGATAAAAAAATAGCTATCACAAATAACGGTCTCAAAAAGACGGGTGTTGTTAAGGGTTGGGATCTTTTATTGTTTCTTGTTCGGGGATCATGGTAGTTCGTTTCGTGTTGAGCCAATTTTTGAAAATTCATCGATACCGAGGATGAAATAGACGCGACCAACAATAACAAATAACCAACAGCTTGTAACAAAATCATTACCAAAAGGAAAACTTCTTATATATATACAAGTGTATGAAATCCATACGGATGAAATCCATGTGAAAAAATAAAGTTCTTATATAAGAATACCATATAAACTAGAAATACCATCATGAACATTTCGGGAACAATTGGCTCCACTTTATCGGTCGCGACCTATAAGGATCATTTTACACTCACGCAAAAAAAGAAATCATTGATGAATTCGTTAGACTTTATTTGCTTTCAAAGAACTGGGGCCGGCACCAGAACCATCGACGTTGTTTGGATTTCCTCAAACAATATGTATGAACAAACAATTGATAAAAAAGAGATGCATACAATATTAGAGCACGGACCTTCTGTACCAACATTTGACATTGGTCCTGATCCAGGGAAATGGTCGAAATGGAAAAAGAAAGCGATCGACGAAAATTGGTCACACTCTCAATGGAACGATTTTTTGTCATCCATAGCTGTTGCGCCATACAGCAATGATGAAATGGATGATATGGACGACGAATGGAAACCATCCTCCAATGACGAAGAATCTTCCTCTGAATCAGAAGAAGAAGATTCAGAGGAAGAAGAAGAAGAAGATTCAGAGGAAGAAGATTCAGAGGAAGAAGATTCAGAGGAAGATTCAGAGGAAGAGGAAGCAGGCCCAGCCAAACGTAGAAAGTTAAAATAGTATTTGAAATATTAAGAAAAATATTGTTTTTTAAATTTGCCATGTTCTAAAATACGAATCATACAAGAGCGTACACGGTCCATATCGACTACTACATCACAGCATTCGCATAAAGAGAAGCAATATTCCCCTATAGCATCCCAATCGTCCTGTGAAAAGTAATGGTTCTCTGTTTTATAGTTGCTGAGACAAAGACAGAAGGAAGACCAGCTGAATGTCTCTGCAAAGTTGACGACCGATTCAATATCTGTTCGAAGACTGCCCACAACACATTCTCGAAGAGCCACAGTCCCAATATTTTTGGCATATTCTATGACTGAAGGAGGTCCTCGAGTGTCTAGATAATGTTCAATGGCCCAATAATCTAAATCTCGTGGGTCATACAGTTCTTCCGGTTCGACATCCTCTTCTTCAGAGTCCGAGGTATAAGATGCATCTGACCAATAGTCCATAGTTGAAGACATCTCAGTTGCTTGATCTGTGTTTTTTTGTTTTGCTCTTTATATGTGTTATTTATAAATTTTACACATATTCCAAACATATTATATAAAGACATAGAACTTTTATTATAGTGGGCAACAAATGCCTGATTTACCGTTTGATTTATTATGGATTATTGTTCGTTTTTGTCCGTTGCGTCAGCGTGGTATCGTTGCCTCTTTATCCAAGTCTCATTTTCCCTTTAGTTTGACTGATTGGCATTCTCATGCTAAGCGTTATTCGATTGAACCATCCAAGGAATCTCTTCTTGCACTCGTTCGCCGTGATTTCCGCGTCCAAGTTTCTATTTCCCGACGATTGAACTTGTTATGGTCGGAACATTTTGGTGCGCCTCTTGTGGTGTGGTCTCCTTGGACTCTACAACGTTTTTCCCGTGTCTTACGTTGCAACTCAATAATGCTATTGTTCCGACAGAATCGTTTCATTAGTTTTGTCCGTGATTTGGCACGCGTTCATGGGTTAAAAACAACTGGACTTATCCGTAGACACGATGGAGATGAGGTTATAAAATGTTACATTGTACATACAATAAAACGCATGGAAATGGTTATTTACAAAAGAAACAAAACCTTCAGAAGGTATTGTCTTCAAAACATTAAGGGAAATCAGCTCCTACCATACAATAAAACTAGGGCCTTGTTAGAATTCTGCGTTTCGTTCGGTCGTTTGCGGTTGAAGGTTCGGAAACTAGAGTTTGTTCATTAGAGCGACCACGCTTTTTAGTTGATGCACCGACCACCATGACCGTCTCCCAATGGGAAACTAATTGTTGCATATTGAAACGTGGTTCGATAGAAACAGTATTCAATGTGTTCTGAACAACCTCTCTTTGTGACTGGTTCATGATATCCAACAAAACCCCAACTTAAATAGTCCAAATCATCTCTAGAGGCAGTCAAGACTAGAGAGTGGCTACCATTTCTGCAGTCGGAGCGCGTTGATAGTAAAGCCCATTTTTAATAAACAGGTAATTGGCGATGTAATCGATCCAATGGTGAGTTGTCAGTAATTTCGCAACTAAAATAGTAATGAATACATCCATACTGTATTGATAACGGGAACTGAATATAAATGCAACCGTCATAAAGGTCCAACTTTCTCCTACAAGCCATACAATCCATCTAGAGCGGGTATTTCGACGGGGTATCATTTGCACAGCCACCTGGACAAATATAACAAGTTGTGCTAAATCGGATGACCATAACATATTCCCACAAGCCCTGCCGGGCCATCTCCAGAATATCCATTGAATATTTTCAGTCGTCGGTATGTCATAGAGTTCGACACAATTAGGTGTAGAATCGGGAACAATAGTGAGCAACTGGGAAATAGAAAAGCATGGAATCATAACGAGATGGCAACACAAGACTTTGGCAGGTATTATGGACTTTCGTGAAAAAATCCACCAAAAAATTGTCACCACTATCACCCATCCATACGTACAGACATCCACCATATCCCTTAAAGCAACTGACACATACTGCTCAATGTTATAACCTTTCAACCAGTCCACAAACAAGGTATCATGGAGGGGTTCCCACGCTGTATCGTTCCGTACAGTTGTGATATACCATTTTTGGCGAGCAGAGACTAAATTTGTTAAGACTAAATTACAATAAAATAACACCAAAGCACATAGAATGAAAGGAAGCCAACGGAGAGACATTACGGGATTTTGAAATAAACGTATATAGTATATATCATCGAATCCACAATGAACATTACAAATCAATCGGTCGCTAATCAGGCAAACACAACAGACCCATGGGTTGAATCAGGTGCGATGGTTTACGTCGCACTCACTGTCGCTACTCTTTCTGCGGTGATCATGTGTTGCGTTTGGTTTGTAAAACAGCGGTTTATACGTGTAAATCAATACGGGACAGTCTCCACTTCCGGAGAAGAACACGTTGAACTTAATAGATCGGTTTCCAGGGAGAGCTCCGGATCAGAAGAAGAGATTTCTTTGGAGCCACCAACTGAACAAAAGTCCCCACCAAAGGATGCGTTTACAATGTCAGATTCAGATTCAAATTTAGATTCAGATTCAGATAATGAACACGCTGTATAATTTACATGTTTTAAAAAAAAAAAGAATTAACTTATTTGTTGCCACTGTTTTGTAGAAAATATAGCATCGTTCAAAATAAACAAATTTCGACTGTCTACTTGCTCGATAACTGCAGATAAAACATCCTCAAAGCGTCGAGCACTTGGCCCACTCAATTGACTTGTCATCTTTTCTATTGAAGTCGGATGGATAGGCATGTGTTTCACTATAATATCCGTTAAATTTTCGTGACCACCCAATACTTTATATTTACCACATAATAATTTCTGCTCGGGGCGGTGTTCTTCTTGTACTTGTAACACAAGACCATTTGTGATCGGACCAATGCCTTTAATAACAGATCCCGCCGCTATACCAGTAAAAAATGTAGAGTCCAGTCCAGAACCGTTTGTTGATGTGGATTTACAAGACATATATGTTGACCAACGACATACTTATATAGCGGTTTTCTATATAGCAATTTTATTCAGACCTGTCTCTAAAATTTTTTAGAGACATATATCTAATTGTTCTATAAAGAGGTTGCGACGTCAAACAACATGTCCAAACGCAAACGTTCACATGGACCAACCATGGTTGACCACCGTTTGAGAACACAACCAGTGCCCTTATACACTGCAGAAGCACAAGTGACAGTTTTGGGTAAGCGTGCAGCAGACGACACGGACCATATTGGAAATAAACGCAATCGACGACAACTATTAGCCGGGCCCTGTTACGGACATCAAAAAAGGTCGGCGGAGTTTGATATTGAAATCGATCGTCTTCATAAACGGTTAAGAGCCACGGTACCCTCCGCAGAAGAGGCTATTGCGTTCTTCTTGCCCCATATGATTGAGATGCGACGTTTATACTTGCAGGAACAAAGTAAACATCTCCTACTTCAGGCAAAAAACACGGAATTACATCGGAATAATGCTCTACTCAGTGCGACTCTACGCACTCAACTGACGCAAAATAATCTCATAAAACGTCAGTTGGACATGGCGCTGTATCGCTTGGCAATGCCCCGTCAATGTCAGGACAATGGTTTGTTTTGACAAAGAGAGCGATTTCAATCACTAGAGAAGCTGCTCCCGAGCATAGTGGTGCCATGACAGAAATAACATATAAATCCAGATATGATCGATGAAACTAATGTATATAGTGTTTTTGTATTGTCTATTGTTAAATGTCACGTCGTGCGAATGCCGCCATTGAGGAAACCGATCAAATGTTATCGCCCGATATTGAATCAGGCAAAATGAAAGCAGATACAGTCTATGAACTAATGAAACTGAGAGATTTACAAGCTTTTGTGACCAAAATTTATTGGCTCGTCATCCTTTGCTTCTTTGCAATCGGGATCATTCTTGCATTAGTCCTCTCTGACGGGACATTTTCTGACGTATTCATGGCCGAAAATTTGCTCTCTTCTGTTGGAATATCTGCTTATATCATTTTAGTTGCTTTGATGGTGATGTGCAACAGTCACAATGAAATGAGGGTAGTATTATTATTGATGGTACTTTTCTTCATAGGATGTTTATCAGGATTTATGCTAGCTTTGCATCTCTTAGATATTTCAATTATATTAAAATCAGTCAAATAACTATTACTTATATTTTTCACAGATACTTGTCCAGTATTTTTCACCTCCCTTGAATCCGCGCTCCCTAAAAATTTGCCTTCCACCATCCATAATATATTGCATTGTATCTACTCGCGTTGTCAAACATCCTTTTTTAGTACACACCACTTGGCCACAATACAACCTTGGGATCTTAGAGTAGGGACGCTCATTCTCAAAAAGTATCATGTCCGTTAAAAGGAGGTCTAACCAGGTTGCCATGACAGTTAGCACCACAATCTCAGTCAATTCACCCTTATACAACTCAGGATGATGTTCCATTATATTTTGATGCCAATGTGTCATGGCAGGATAGTCAGGTTTTGAAAACATGATGTCATCACCCAAGCAGATATGACACCACCAATGTACAAAAGATTGGGGAAGTCCTTCAGACGAACCTATCATTCGATGGACATCCTCCTTGTAGTAATACTCGATATAGGAAATAAGCGACTGGACAGAATCAGTAGGCAAAGTACCATTATCAGTTTCTCGGTGCCATTTTTGGACAGTATCGTCATTTTCTAAGAGGTCCATCCAATTTTCGGGAATAGGTTCCAAACTCATTCGGGGATTATAAAAGTAGACGTATTTAAATATACATATTTGATAACAATGTACTTTTTGTTAGCCATCTCAGCAATATCTTCAGCAGTTGCATGGTACGCAAAACTAAAGACAGCCTTCACTATTGCAGTGACAGCGACCATTTTTATAGTGACCTACAACTACATCATGGACAGGAAAGAAGATATATTCATGGAACAGGCCATTCACTGTATGACCAAAACAGAATGCTGCTGCGTGCACAAACTTTGGTCAAATCCAGACTCAATCGTTTGGACAACCATAACCTTTAAAATATTAGCAGGGGTTGCTGCAAGTATCGCAACTGTAAACACATTGACATATTCACATTCTTTTGCAACCGGACACTACTTCATTGTATCAGCTGTATGGTGCATTGCAATTATATTCTGGTTCTTATCCTGTGTACCCATATTTATATGTCTCATTCAGTGCGCCGCAAAGGAAATGACATCCAAAAATCCAAAATCTATCCAGATTGGAAACAATACACTAACATACGGACAAAGATTAACGGTGGAGGAAAAAACAGTCAAATTAATATCAGGTTCAGAATTAATAGTACGGTTCAGAGTCTGCATGACCATACAACTCATACACAATATTGTCATCGGTATATTCTGGCTATATCTGGCAATAATGCTCTATGACATCTCAGACGACAATGACGACTCAGAATGGAGAACGATATTCCTGTCAATGATGTCATGGCACATTGTCTTTGTCACACTACATCACATATACCTTAAAGAAATAAGATCGTGTGTGACAATAACAAGAGTCAATAAAAGCAGACCCTGTTGTGCACCATCGGAAGCAGATAAATGGTGGTCATTTACACAACTAATAGGGCTCACATCAATATATACTGGATTCATTTGGAGAATGAGAGAACCAACACTCACAGACATGGGGTGCTCCACAGAAACACTAATCATTATCACCTTTGGTATCGTCATTTACTATCTTGGTATGAGCATGCAAACAAACTCTATATTAGGAACATTATCCAAAAAAAACACATTTACTCAAGTACGCAGCACGGATTATCAACAACTCTCTAAAAACTTAGAGTTCTAAAAAAGTAGAAAAACTCAAATTAAAACTTTTTTTTTGATACCAGGCTTTATCTGAAGCTATAAAAGACATCTAGAGCTCGTCTTCATCTTCCTCTTCGTCGTCGTCCTCTTCACTCTCTGTTGCAGTGGATTGATACGCGGCTGAAATGATAGGATTGGCCACTGCTTCGAGTTCTTTGTGTTTGGCATCGTACTCTTCCTTTTCTGCTTCTTGATTGTCATCCAACCATTCCAGTATTTCTTTGATGGACGAAGCCATCGATTCGCGCTCTTCCTCTGAAATATCCAATGGCTTCTCTTCCTCTTCTAGGGTGCTTTGGAGTTGATAACAGTAACTTTCGAGTGCATTGCGACCGTCGATTCTGTCCTTCGTGCGCTTGTCTTCTTCGGCAAACTCCTCGGCCTCTTGCACCATGCGCTCAATCTCTTCCTCTGAAAGACGCCCCTTTTCGGCAGTAATTGTAATTTTCTCCGACTTGCCAGAGCCTTTGTCTTCCGCGGAGACCTGTAAGATACCATTTGCGTCAATTTCGAAAGTGACTTCAATCTGTGGGACGCCGCGTGGCGCGGGTGGGAGACCGGTGAGCTCAAACTTGCCCAACTGGTGGTTATCTTTGGTCATGGTGCGTTCCCCCTCGAAGACCTGAATCATAACAGCGGGTTGATTGTCTTGATATGTCGAAAATGTCTGTGATTTCTTGGTGGGGATGACGGAATTGCGCCGAATGAGTTTGGTCATCACGCCACCGACTGTTTCGATGCCCAGCGACAGAGGGGCGACATCGAGCAGCAATATATCCTTGGTCGTGTCACCACCTTCGCCGGAGAGAATGCCCCCTTGGACGGCAGCGCCGTAGGCCACTGCTTCGTCGGGATTAATACCGGTGTTGACTTTCTTTCCGTTAAAAAAATCAGTGATTAGTGAACGTACTTTTGGAATGCGGGTGGAACCACCGACCAGGACAATTTCGTCCACTTCTGCCTTTTTCAGACCGGCGTCGGACAACACTTTGGCGACAGGACCCAACGTTTTCTTAAACAGGTCTTGGTTTAATTCTTCAAACCGTGCGCGAGTCAACGTTTCGGAAAAATCGATGCCGTCATGGAGGGCTTCGATTTCTGCCCTTGCCTGTAGTTGTGTTGAGAGAGCCCGCTTGACACGTTCTGATTCGCGTCTGAGTTTTTGCATCGCGCGTTTGTTCTCCTTCAGACTGACTTTGTGTTTCTTTTTGAACAATTTCATCAAATACTTCATGATGCGTTGGTCAAAATCTTCACCACCGAGATGTGTATCACCATTGGTAGCAAGCACTTCAAACACGCCGTTGTCAATCGTCAATAGTGAGACATCAAAGGTGCCACCACCCAAATCGAACACCAGAATGTTCTTTTCACCACCTTTTTTATCAAGTCCATAGGCAATGGCTGCTGCGGTGGGTTCGTTGATGATTCGTTCGACGTTGAGCCCGGAGATGGTGCCAGCGTCTTTGGTAGCTTGTCGCTGGGCATCGTTAAAGTAGGCCGGAACTGTGACGACTGCATTGTTGATTTCCTTGTCGAGATACGACTCTGCAGTGGCACGCATTTTCTGGAGAATCATGGAAGAGACTTCTTCTGGTGCAAATTGTTTCTTTTCACCAGCGACGGTGACCTCGACATAGGGTTTACCTTTTTTGTTGACCAATTCGAAAGGAAATAATTTTTTATCCGCTTGGACAGATTTATCCTGAAAGTTGCGACCAATCAAACGCTTCACATCGAAGACAGTATTCTCGGGATTGGTGGTGCCTTGGTTTTTGGCCGCGTCACCCACTAAACGGTCGGCACCCGACCAGGCGACGTACGAGGGTGTAATGCGATTGCCTTGGTCATTGGCAATGATTTCAACCTGGCCATTCAGGAAGACGCCGACGCAGGAGTACGTGGTGCCGAGGTCAATCCCGATGGTTGTGCCCACGAGTTCGTCGTCGTCGTCGTCTTGACACAATGCAAATGGACAGAGCAGTAGTAGTCCGAAAAAAAGATGCTTTCTCATTTTGGTTTAACTTGAACTGTTCTCAAAATAGACTGTATCTAATATGATTCGGAATATGTGTGACTTATTCAGATAAAAAGGTCCAAAATGTACAGGTGCAACAATATCGGTGACTCACTCTCTTCATCGACCACGCCGAAATAATGCCGTTGCCGTTGCTTGTTTAAAGACATTATTTTCGAAAGATTTGAAAGATTTTCTCTAAAGCTTTAGGACATTTCTCTAAAGCTTTAGGATGATTTCTCGAGATTATTTTCGAAAGATTTTCTCTAAAGCTTTAGGACATTTCTCGAAATTATTTTCGAAGGATTTTCTCTAAAGCCTTCTCTCGAGATTATTTTCGAAAGATTTTCTCTAAAGCTTTAGGATAATTTTCTCTAAAGCCTTAGACATATTTTCTCTAAAGCCTTAGAACATTTCTCTAAAGCCTTAGGACATTTTCTCTCCCCACCCTCGTTTGCCACCCCTCACGCCACTCTTTTTTTTTCTGTTCTTCACACAATCGTTTGCCACCGTCACTAGATGCCTCGCCATATGTCTGTGGTACAAGAAATATACAACATTATGCACGAAGGTTGTTTTGTTCTGGTGGATTGGAAAGGCAAAGACAATCAAGTGACGCACAATGTCAAAGTCAAACTCACCAACAAAAACAGCGATGTGCATGGTTGGCATACTGTGGTTTGGTCAGACGAAGAATACAAATTTAGAATTGCCAGTGGAGGAAGAGTGGGTATTACTGCTGTTGTGCCAGGGGTTTCTTTGCCAAGCGTCAGATCCACGCCACATCCATCAGGGATGAAGGTAGGCAACCTCGTTCTCAATCTGGGGAGCAAAATTCGTGTCGTGGACCCAGCTGTCCAACCAGGGACAAGAATCATTGGAGTTTATTCAGCTGTTGTTACCCAGCTTAAATTAAACAAAATTAAAGCTGCTTATTTAAAGAACGAGTGGCGTGACAATTACGATTGGTTCGAACACCGCCATGTCACGGGCATGATGAAGAAGGGTCTGGAAGATGACGTCAAAAAGATACCAAATCCGGATTACGTGGCTCCTGTCGCTGCTGTTGTTGTGCCTACAAGAAAATCAAATCGAACATCAACACCGTCGAAACGTTTGGTAGAAGAAAAGTAAAATGCAATGATAGTCAATTCTTTTACAAGGGTGTATTTTATGCACGAATAGCATTAATGAGTTAGATGTACATGTACAAATAGGTAGTAGAAAATAAAACGAACATTCAAATGTTAAACATTAATGTTTGTATCTCTACTAATCTTACTTGTTTCCGTAATGTTCATTCAATGCTTTACTACACTTTTGACTGGAACAATGCAGTTGCACCCATGCCTCCTTTTTCTATGACTACTCTTCGGTCATGCCATGGCATTGCAGAAACAACTTGAAGTGTTCTTCTTGCAAATATTTCTGCCACTCGTTTAGATGAATTGTATTGTTGTTCATTCGTATGCATACGGTTGTTTGGGCAAAATCATCCAATGATGTTTCCATTCATCCGATGGACCGGGCGCGTACCTATGGACCGTGCCATCGATGCATTGAATCGAATCGATTGATTGAGAGGGCACACTATTGAGCTCAAACATGATAAATCCGTTTTTCAATGTTTGTGAGACATTCGTTTTATGTGATTGGGCGTTCGTAACAACCCCATACTTCACAAGGACCCCATCATAAACATCTTCGTAGTCGTAGTCAAGGATAGCTTTGAGACATTCGGTATCCAGAGTAGATACGTTTAAGTGGTAAACGTAGTTGTGGTTGTCATCGTTGTCATCGTTGTCCACTCCTCGTCCCCACCAGGTGGTGCCTTCGGTGCCGGTTGTAACTCCTTTAATTGCTCTGAGGTCATCCCGTAACCACTGAAAACGCACTTGTGCATGCTTCTTCTCTTTCACATGCAACTTCTTCTGTGACTTCAATTTCTTCTTCTGTGACTCCAATTCCTTTTGCAATCTCGTAATGTGGTGGTGATACAAAGACAGACACACTCTTAGTGGAATCTCATCTCCATCTTGAGGCCATTCGTCGTCAGCACGGACAGGTGGGACGGATGACAGCGGTGCGGATGGGACGGATGACTGCGGTGCAGATGACACTTGCGATTTCTTGTCTTGATTTAACACCAAATTGTCCAGGTCGGTCTGTCGCGATTTAGCCATGTCGGTTGGTAGCGATTGAACGGTGGGGGTGTCCAGGTCGGTATGTCGCTTGGTGTCCATGTCGGTTGGTCGATTGGTGTCCATGTCGGCAGTTGGTCCGATTTGAAATGATTGAGTTGAGGACTGATATTTTTACCCCCTAAATCCTTTCAATGTAATACCTCATAGCATAGAGCCCAGTAGCAATTTACAGATAGAGCCAGTTAGGCACATCAAATCTTTCAAACATACATACATACTCAAATACTTTTCGGGAATCTCTCCAACCATATACATGTACTAACAAAATTTAATAATTAGGGGGTAAAAACTGGCCCAACTACCACAGTCGCAAAAGCGGTGGGATCAATGTACTTGCGAATGGCACTGTTGACTGCCTTAGGATGATTTTCTCTAAAGCCTTAGGATGATGATTTTCTCTAAAGCTTTAGGATGATTTTCTCTAAAGCCTTAGGATTATTTTCTCTAAAGCCTTAGACATATTTTCTCTAAAGCCTTAGGATGATTTTCTCTAAAGCCTTAGGATTATTTTCTCTAAAGCTTTAGGATGATTTTCTCGAGATTATTTTCGAAAGATTTCCTCTAAAGCCTTAGGACAAGATTTCTCTAAAGCCTTAGGACATTTTCTCTAAAGCCTTCTCTCGAGATTATTTTCGAAAGATTTTCTCTAAAGCCTTAGACATATTTTCTCTAAAGCCTTAGAACATTTCTCTAAAGCCTTAGGACATTTTCTCTAAAGCCTCAGGACATTTTCTCTAAAGCCTTAGACATATTTTCTCTAAAGCCTTAGACATATTTTCTCTAAAGCTTTAGGATGATTTTCTCTAAAGCCTTAGGATTATTTTCTCTAAAGCCTTAGAACATTTCTCTAAAGCCTTAGGATGATTTTCTCTAAAGCCTTAGGATTATTTTCTCTAAAGCTTTAGGATGATTTTCTCGAGATTATTTTCGAAAGATTTCCTCTAAAGCCTTAGGACAAGATTTCTCTAAAGCCTTAGGACATTTTCTCTAAAGCCTTCTCTCGAGATT